AATGGCAGCGTTAGTTCAACCACTGGCGCTCCTCTTTTGCAAAGTCCCTTGCCTGAGCCTCGATCATTTCTTTAAGACTTTTCAGCATCCTCTTGAAACGCTCCTCATCACCATCGGCAACCATGGCCATCGCTTTTGCACAAAGCAGGGTTCCGGTCTCATTCATCACCGCCAAAGCAAACGCAACGTCATGCTCATGGGCTAACTCCCTTAATTCCTCCAAGGCAACATTCGCAACCCGGCCGGCCTCTTCGCATATTTCTTGAACTTTATCTTTATTGATCATTTCCATGTATCGCCTCGGTTTCCTTTTTTCCATTGATCCATCACATCGGATTCCAAAACAGAGCCGGGATGTTTTTCATTCCAGCCTTGTAACCACTTATGCGCTTTGTCTCGATCTGAAAGTCGCATTCGTATGACCCATCGGACAAGGTGCCGATGTCGGCTTTGGTCTTCGCCCTGCCCTTCTTTCCAGTTTTTATATTTTTCGTAAACATCCACATTAAAAATCGCCTTTCTGATCAAACGTCATCGGCATTGAGTCTGGGTTTTCCAAAAACTGATGGCTGTCTTTATGAAACCAAAGTGAATACCAATCTTCGCTTTCCCCGTTTCGCTGCTTCTCACACATCAACATCGCATCTGGTGTAGCGTTATCTACGCTATTACCTGCCTGTGCGGAATGCTCCTTCTTTTTGTTTCTCCAGACAAGCAAAACGTTATCCACCTGATCTGCAATCGATCCGGTTCCCTTGATGTCGTTTTTATTCGGCGTCACTTCTTCGCTCGTAAGTTTTCTGATGTGATGAATTAAATGAATATGAATGTTGTGATCCCGGGCCAAGGCTGTCAGCTCATCAACAAAATACTTTTGAGCGTTGTAATCGTCTTCGCTTGGGACGCATTTCATAAGTGAGTCGATAAATACATGGGTGATACCAAGTTTTACCGCGCAATATCTCGCCATGGCGATCACTTGCTGTGCATTTGTCGTCCCCTGCTGGTCGTAAAACCACAAGTGATTTGCAGAAAAGTCTCTGAATCGATCCACCAGCTCTCCGATGTACCGACTCTTATCGGAAAACCGCGGTTTATCGATGTTCTCGCCTGAGAACTGTCTGATCATTCGATAGATCGACCGCTTGGGTTTCATCTCAAATGAGGCGATACAGACCTTTTGACCCTGCTTTATGAGTCCCATGGCGATCTGCCCGGTGATTAGGGATTTCCCTCCCCCGTTGCCTCCGGCATACACCGTGACCTCTCCCGGTCGGAAATGGAACGACGCCTGAGTCTTAGTCCAAGGCATGGCGATCAGCGCCTCCTTGGGTGGATTGACTACGTCTTGCTTGATGTCCTCTAACCAAACCCCGGCCTCCCGAATCTTCTGCTGCGGCTCGGTGGCGTGTAGGTATGCAGAGAAATCGATCTGGTCAGACTGCAGGATGTTCAACTTTTACTCCCTCGTTGTAGATAAGATTTCCCTCGATCAGGGTGAAAACCGACTTGGCCCCGGCAAGACTGAAAGCTCGGTGGGCAGACAGAATCCGATCCCGGGTATCGTTGCCATCGATGTGAACCTGTAACCCGACCGCAAACCGAAGGTCCAAAAGATCGATTCGGTCCGAGGGCAAAATGTCCACCTCGGGGTGATTCCAGAACTCAGGAATTTCAGGCCATAGCGAGGCTATAGATGATGGGTTGATACCTACCCATACCCACACCGCTTTGGGAGCCTTACGGTTCATCCTCATGCGTCTGAGAGGCACATCTCCGGTCATACGACCTTCCTCCCAGCAAAAACTCCCTCATTTGGACTGTCCCCGTTAGGGTCGCCATCAAGCCACCGGGACTGGTTGATGTAGGTCATCGGAGCAGGCACAAACCCCTCCTTCCACTGCTGGGTCTGCTTCATCGCCCGGACATGGGTCAGGATCTGTTTGGCAACATCGTTTAGCCCATGAGCCAGCCACTTGTCCCGGCAACCGGTTTTGTTGATCTTTCGAGGTCCGGTAGGCCAAATCGACCAAAACTCATCGAAAGGGGATATAGGGGTTTCTTTTATTGGTTCTTGGTTATTGGTTATGCCCCCCATCGGCTCGCCGCCGGTTGACGGCTGGTTAACCGCCGGTTCAGAGCCTTTACTGGCGCGGCTCTTGGAGGCTTTCTTTTTCCTGACAGACACGCTTTTTTTGGCGTTTTCAACGTTTTGTTTAACGAATTTTTGATACTTTTTTATTTCGTTTTCGCAACGCTCGTTAAACCATCCGTTAACCGTCCGTTCAAAGAACTCATTTAGCACCGGCTCGATGACTTCCAAATCAAGCCGTACCCTCTTGGCAAGCGCACCCATATCCAAGGTCAGGGGCTTCTCAGTGATGTAGTAAAGGTCTAAAAGCCGCCTGTAGGCCAAGTCCTCGGCATCCGCTAGGTGCATGGTCCGGGTCAGGTAGTCTCCAATATGAAATTTGTAGTAGTTCACTTGACCTCCCCGAATAGGTCTGGGCGAAGGTCTACCCGCTTTACACATCCCTCCGTAATCCGCTCGATCTCTAAGGACAGCTCTGGACTGGGTACTTTGAACCCGTTTGTGATCTGCCCAAGCCATGTCCTACTGATCCCCAACGCCTTAGCCAGCTTGGCTTTCGAGCCATAGGGTTTAGTTGAAAAATACTCTTTTAAAGTCATCTCATTCCTTTCAGACGATAACTGGATGTTACACTCTTTTTCAGCCATTGCAAGAGGCTTGTATTTCCTAGTTAGATACTTTATGCTTTAGGCTCCTTAAACACCGAAAGCGAACCATGGAAGACGACAGAGCGATGTGGGAACAAGCGAATTTAGAGCTAATGCAAGAGACCGAGGACGCCCTGCATAGGGCAGAGGCAGGTCAGGCCAGTCAGGACGACTGGAAGCTGATTTGGGCCGCCTGCGGTCTTTCTAAACAAAAGGAAAGCGAAAAATGAGTCTAACAGTCAAAGCCGGTAATGAAAGCAGTTTCGCCCCCGTACCCCCGGGGATGCACTTGGCCCGTTGCTATCGAATTATCGATCTCGGAACTCAGAAGTCTGAGTACATGGGTCAAACCAAGTATGTACCTAAGGTCATGATTCAGTTTGAGGTTCACGGTGAGGATGATCAAGGTAACCCCTTGGTGACCCCTAAGGGTGAGCCGATGTCGATCAGCAAGAACTACACGGCATCGCTATCTGAAAAAGCCACGCTTCGTGTGGATCTTAAAAATTGGCGGGGCCGGGACTTTACGCCTGAGGAACTCAAGGGGTTTGAACTTAAAAACATCCTTGATAAGTGGGCCATGATCACCGTGACCCGGTCACCCGGTAAAGACGGCAAGGAATACACCAACATCGGGGCGGTCATGCCGGTGCCGGCCAACATCAAAAAAGCTGGGCTACCGGCTGGATTCAACGAGCCTGTAATCTTTTCCATTGAAACCCCAGACATGGAGTTATTTCAGACTTTCAGTGACGGTATTAAAAACAAAATTATGGCCTCACCAGAGTGGCAAGAGCGTTCCGGTGGCGTTACGGAAGGCATTCCGTCAGCAATGAATAACATTGCAAAGCTCGATGACAATATTCCTTTTTGATGGACATAAAGACTGAACGTGGGCAGCAAACCCTTCGGGACGAACAAGACGCTGCGCTTATTTGGGAAAGAAACTTCCCGGCGTATCAATATGTTCAAACCCCGAAGGATCAGCCCGCTTTGGTCGATGCCATGCTCGTCAAGGATAAGGTCATCATGTATTGCGTAGAAACTAAGTGTCGATACGACATGGATTTGGAGACCTTTTCAACTCAGCGCAATAACGAGTGGCTTGTGACTTACGACAAGATTTTAAATTCTAGAAGTGTTGCGACTGGCCTCGGAGTGCCGCTCATTGGATTTTTGTATTTGGTTACAGACAAGATCTTGCTTGCCCGAAAGATTACCGACGACAAGGGAAATTTCGTATGCAAGATGAAGACCGAAAATACAACGACCCAAAGAACGGTAAACGGTGGCCAGATCGTAAGAAATAACGCATTCATTGATATGTCGGATGCAAAAATTTTATTGATGCCAAAGGGGAACATATGAATCAAATCTGGGGTGCGCTATTCGTTATTTGGTTAGTGGGATCTTGGTTTACCCATATCGCCGTCTGCCTTCAAACCGCCTCTTGGGGCTTTCTGATTGCTGGAGCAATCTTCTTTCCCGTTGCTTGGGTTCATGGCACGGGTATTTGGTTTGGATGGTGGTAACGAGGAGCGGAACCAGTGACATTTGTTTGCCCACTTCCTCCGGTTAAAGTTTGGGTTCGTCCTGAATACCTGTACGACTTTCAAAATGATCCACAACCTTGGATCAAAGGGATTTGGGTTAGTGTCAAGGCCATTCGGGGCGAGGCGTTCAGGTTTGAGACTTATCTTCCTGAGTACGGCGCCTTGTATGACAAGCTACCGATCCACGCCTTTAGACACCTTGACACCAAAGGCGATGGAGATGAGCTGCCAGAAGATGAGTTGCCGCTTGATGTCCTCCAGATCTGGGATGCGTTGAGCTACTACGTTACCGTGGTGGAGAAGCCGTTCCTCAAGGGGCTACGGGCTGAGTTCTTTGGCAAGGATCGCCAGACCCACAAGGGGGAATATATGTTCACCTTGGACACCTGTAACCCAGACCCTAGGATTCCGGACTTCACCCTATCGGAGACTGCCGACGAGCATAAGAGCTACAACCTCTTAAAGCTGGACAATGGCCAGTTTGCCCTGCAACCCAATAACCGCTGCCGCTTCTTTGAACCAGCTTTCAATCCGGAACAACTGAAGCATCCCGACTTCAAGGTAGCGACCAAAAAGTACCGAGTAGAGCAGTTTGCCAAATGGCGACTCGGTGATACCACCACATTTACTTACGACGACAAAACAGGAGACTGAAGTGGCGGAACTTATTGTTTCATCGTTCAAATCAGAGGCTGGGCATTGGTATACCCGGGATGGAGAGCCGGCTTACACAACGGTCGGCAGCAACAAAAAAGAGCGGCCTACAACCCTGCGGGATGCCAGAAAACTAAGTCTTGTCCCGTCGGTCACCACAATCCTAAATGTGATGGCCAAGCCGGGGCTTGAGAACTGGAAGCTCCAGCAGGTCTTGCTTGCCGCCCTAACCCTTCCCCGCTGGGATCAAGAGGCCGAATCAGCTTACATCGACCGGATCATTGCCGACTCAAAAGAGCAGGGCAAAGCCGCGGCCGAGGTTGGCACTGACATCCATGCAGCCATTCAAACGCATTACGAGGGTAAAACCCCAGCCGCTTACCAAAACTATGTGGACGGATGTATTAAGGCTATATCGGCACACTTCAATGACTGGGAGTGGATTGCGGAGAGAGCCTTTGCCCATGAGCTGGGATTCGGCGGAAAGTGTGACCTCCATGTACCTGCGTCAGATAAACACGCCGGTTTGGTGGTAGACATAAAGACCAAAGAGTTTACCGATCCGGACAAAGTCGAAGGCTTTGACGATCACCTTATGCAGTTGGCCGCCTACCGGGTGGGTCTTGGATGTCCAGCGGCTCGATGCGCGAATGTCTTCGTATCACGGAATGTTCCGGGTCTAACCAAGATCATTGAATGGTCGGAAGAGGATTTAGAGCGGGGCTGGAAGATGTTCATCCGCCTTTTAGAATTTTGGCAACTGAAGAACAACCACAAATGAAAACAATACAGGCATTCCAAACTTCGGATGGCAAAGTCTTCACCATTGAAGCTGAGGCCAAAAAACACGAAAAGTTTTTAGAGCATCGAAATGTTGTAGAGGAGTTTTTGGCAAGCGAACTGAACCCTTATGTGGCATCGGTTCAAAAGAGCATTGCCAGAAACACAGTTATCAACTGGGAGCTATGGAAGATTAAAAATGCTGACAAATGAAGACATCAAGCAGATTTTCTTTTACTGCGAAAACAAAGACCCGAATGGTTTTTACGCCAACGATGTAGACATCATTGAGTTCGCTAGGAAACTTGAGGCGCTAATACTTGCCGATGTGGCAAAAAAAGCCCCCGAGTAGGGGGCAAAAGAGGGTGTGGCAGGAGTGTTAAGGCCACGAATCCCCCTGAGGAGACAATTACGGCGCCATTGATCCTAGGCCGGCGGCTGGCTCACTTGGCGGTCTTTTGCCGGTCATTGCTTCATACATATAAAGCGCCGGCATAGACATTAAACTTAAACCCCCACCTAGAATTCTGGGGACGGGATGAGGCAGAAGAGATGCTAATGCGCCTAAACCACCGACACCCTGAATGAGCGCCCCGGGCGTGTCACCCGACTCATAGCGTTTCATGGCCTCAGCAATGTCGTATCCCCCGAGGCCACCTGCGGCCACACTGAGACCGGGGATGTATCCCAGCCCACGGCTTACCGAACTGGCTTTTTCCCCTAATTGGGCCATACGAGCAGACCGTGCGGCAGCTTCAGCCGCAGCTTGTGTTTCTTTAGCCTTTTCTGCCTGACGCAAAATGTCGAGCGGATCAGTGCCAAACTTTTTGTATAACTTTTCTCCGGCCTTGCCATGGGTTTTGGTACGCTGATAGATCTGAGACTGTGACGGAACCCCGCCTACATCTGCTGGACGCTCAATACCTGCCCAGTTCTTGAGCCACTTAGCAAGCTCTGGGTTGTCTGCCACCGCCTCTGTTGCCGCGGCCTGAACTTTAGGATTGCTGAACAGCCGCATGATATTTCGGCTTTGCTCGGCAGCCCCTAGCATGGCTCCGGTTCCAGCGCCTCCTAAGGTAAACATCCCAGTGTCCGGCTCGCTCTCACCGATCAGCGCACCTTTAACCATCTGGTAGGCCGCCGGAAGCTCTGAAACCGAAATTTCTTCGTTCTTTTCAAACCTTGGGGGTGGGCGACGAAATACCGGATCGAGAGCCTCTAATGCGGAGGTGTCAACCTCCTGCCGTTGCCGGGGGCCTTTAGCAAGGGATGGGTCAAGATCCTCAAGTTTTGCCATTATCGTGCTCCAAAGCCGGGATACTTCTGACGGAACTGTTTCTGCAGGTCGTCGTACTTATTAACGATCTCTTGATACTCGCGTGAAGTGAAGAATTGGCTTGCCGGGGCCTGTACACCAACTCGACGATCCCATCTATCCAGCGCTCCAAACATATCTCTACGCTGATAGTTTAGAAGTTTGCGCTGTTTGGCCCAGTAATCAACCGTTGATGCGGCATCCTCAATGGTTGCCATGGGGCGCTGCTGGATGATCGTATCGGCATTAGACATCTGCGGTCCCAATACGGATCGAGTAAGTTTAGCGCTTTCAAAAAACTCTTCAGTCAACAACTGAGATGCTCTACGCAAAATTCTCTGTTGCGGCGGGGTTAGATTTAGTTTTTCTAAAAACTGCTGAACAGGGAACGTCACTGTGGTTTGTCCAACCCTTACGGCTTCTTGAGCTGCAGCGGCCATGGCAGGCAAAATACCTTGCTTTTGCATCAGACCAAAAACTCTAGCTCCCTCGGGATCATTAGAGATGTCAATCAGCTCATCTAAACGGTTATTAGCCAAACTGATCGCTTGGGGCGTCCACTGCATGATGTCTGCCCGCATGGGCTTAGTTTCTTCTTCCCTTGTCTTGGCACGGTCACGCAACACATCAGCTCGGGCGGCTAGAGGCATTCCCTCTAAATCTGACGTAGCCTCTGGAGGAGCCTTCGCCGGGGCGGCAGAAGTTGGAACAGCAGGTCTCGGAGGCTGTGGCGAGCTTGTAGCCCCAGCCGTTACCGGCTCTGGCATACCCGGAACCCTAATTCCTCTTGGCAGAAGTTTTGCAAAGTCTGAACCGTACTTAGCAATTCCTTCAGCGTAATTCATTCCGGCGGTGACATCGGCCTGAACAAGTTTCTTGCGCTCAACATCCATATCAAACATGGACTTCAAGGCAGAACCAAGTTTCGGATCAAGTTTATTGACCGTCAGAAATAACCCCGGAGTCATTCTTGAAAGCATATCGGTCGGAACCGTGCCGTCGGAAATTTGATTACCAATGACTTCTGGAGTCGTTCCCAAAGTTTTGGCAACCAACTCAAGAGCCCGTGCTTCGTTTTCAATTTGGAATTTCTGACCTGCAATGCTGGCTCTAGCTTGAGCAAGCGGCAACATTCTCTCCCGCTCTCTTTCAATCTTCTCGCCCATTACGGCAGATGCCCGACCTAAAGCCTCTCCGGCTCCACCGGTTCGACCGGGATCAAGTAAGGCTCCAGCTACCTGAAACAGGTTTGGGCCGCCTTCACCCCGTTCCTCAATTGCCTCAAGTAACTTGTTTAGTTCAGCGAAATAATCTTCGCGGGCTTTTGAGTCTACGGATAGACCCCCCGGGATAGGGGGCGGGCTTACCGAACCAGCGGTGGCGTATCCGCGCACATCACCGCCGTGACGATACTTTTTTATGGAGCCACCGTCTTTTACTGGCATATTCGCTAGGTCTTCTAACGAAAACGGCACCCCCGGTGTTCCAGAAGATCCGGATTTTGCCCAATTTAACCAATCTAAATCGGTCATATTTCCGCCGCTTGTGCCGCTAGAGCCGCTACTAAATATGCTGCTTAGGGCTTTGCTTATTGCGTTGCCTGCGGTTGTACCCAATTTGGTATTACTCATTCCACCAAGAAGGGCAGCAATACCAGCGATCTGCTGAAGCGGGGAAGCCGCATATGCTCCCGGAATCGGTCCGGTGTATTGGGTTGAAACACTGGTCGGGACTGCGTAGCCACGCATGACTGCCGCCTGATTAGCCAGCTGCTGTAGAGGAAAGAGTTCCTTATTTTGCTGGATGGCTTGTTGCTGCGCACCGAGGGTTGCAAGGGCATTGATATCAGCGACATTCATGCCCTGACCGGCTTGGGCAAGGGCGCCTAACTGCTGGCCAGCGGTCAACTGACGGGATAGATCCCCTTGTGCGGCCGCTAAGGCTTGCGTATAGCCCGACTGTAGGGCTTGGGACTGCTGACCTAGGATGTTTTGCTGGACGTCCCTGAGAGTCTGTCCAAGAGCTTCTGCGCCCCTTTTGGAGCCAAACTGACCAGCCCCGACAAGACCGGAAGTAACACCGGGGGCGATATTTTGCTCAATTTGACGTTGCCCTAGTTCCCCGATGCGTTTAACCACATCCTGAACATAGGGGTTCATGTACTTATCGATGTCTTGATAAGCCTTAGCACCACCGGCGGTCTCAGCAAACCCCGCACCCTTTTGGAGCATCGGAGCATATTGGCCAGCCGCTTGACCGGTCAGATCAAAAGCCCGCTGTTGAAGCGGGGATGCACCGACATATTGAGCCCCTTGAGCGGCCTGAGCGCTCTTTTGGGCAAGCCCGGACAAGTAATCCATGTACCAAGACGGGGCAGAGGTTGCCTGCGTCTGGGTGGTCGTAATGTTCGGAAGCGGCGCACCTTGAGTAAAACTACCCCCGGTCTGAGTCGGGGTCGTTGTGGGCGTAGTGACCGTTGTTACCGGGGTTGTGGTTGACGGTGTTGTTGGGGTCGTTGGAGTCGTTGGGGTTGTCGGTTTCGTTGGCGTAGTTGTTGTAGTTGCAGTCGTGGCTGGCGCACCAGTTGTTCCTGTCGTAAAAAATGGCTGAACCGCACTTAACGGAACTTCGCTAGGAAACCCAAATAAGGCAGGATTAGTATTGATGTAATTGGTCACATCTTGAGCGCCAAATCCCTGACCCTGTGCAAGCGTAGCCGCTTTAGCAAAATCACCGCTTTGCACCAAATTTTGAAACTGTGCTAATTGCTCTGGTGTAGCCATCTTTAACCCCTTAGGTATTCCAAAGGCGACTTGGCCTTAGGAGGTATTTTGTCCGTAGGCGCTTTACGCTTGTGCTCACGGATGTTTTCTCTCATTTTGTCCAGCATCTTGGCACCTGCCTTGTTTGAACCGTTCCCAAGTGCGGCTACGGTGTCGGCATCAAACACATACTCACCGTCGGCAAGCATGGCTGGAATCTCATCTGACTGACCATCTCCACGACCCTGAACATAGTGTCCGGTAGCGCCAGTAATAAACTCAGGAATATGGCCACCCTTAGCCGCAGCTACGCCGGTCCGGGAGGCAATCGTTGATAACAGGTTATCGTCTGCACCTCGAAGCTCAGGATATAACTGCTTTAACTGCGACAGAAACTGAGCCTGCTGTTGGGTGGCGCCGGATGCCGGAGCGAGATAAGTAGACTCAAGGCTTCCGGGTAGAGCATATTGCGATTGACCCGGCTGAAGCATGGCCAAACCTTGCGATAGCAGACTAGAAGAGTTTTTATCTAAACCGCCAGTTAAACCACCAGTGTCCCCACCACCTCCAGTAAAAGCATCGTAAATATTTTTTACCGTATTTGCGGTGCGTAGCGTTGTAAGCGGATTTTGAGTAAGAGTTTCTAATCCAGCTTTGGCAAGGTTAGATAAACCCGTAGTCGTTGAAATTGCATCGTAAGCCTTTGGATCAAAAGGTATGCTTTTATCAATAATTTCTACGGGCAAATTGTTCACTAAATTACTAGCAGCGAGTGTCCCGGCAGCTTCTACTGCTGGAATGGATGTGATTGTAGGAACAGCAACATCGCCCAAAGCAAAGACTTCAGCGCCAGCACCCGGTAAAACTTCCGCAGCGCCTAGACTGCTTAAACTGCTTAGTGCGTTAGTAACATACGGCGCACCAAAATAAGCTAGCGCGGCAAGAGCGGCTATATTTAACGGATTTTCATACCACTTGTCTTTTTCCGGCTCTTTATAAAACTCACTGGGCTGACTGAAACTTCCCAATACATTCGGATCTGGACTGATGTTAGTTCCGTATTTTGCGTTGTAATCCTGAATAGACTTTATGTACTTATCATCAAGCTCTCTTTTTTGCTTGATAGTAGCCTCATCTGTATTCCACGGACGATCAATTATGTTTCCAAATTGTTTTTGATGACTCTGCGACCAAGGCTCATAGATATCTCGCCAATCCGGTGGCGGATTTTCTTTAATAATTTTGCCCTCAGGCGTATTTCCATAGGTTTTATCCCACTCTTCCTGACGCCGCTTAGTTTCTGCGGCAAGTTCAGTGGCCTGTTTTTGCAGGTTTTCTTGGCCAGACGTTGCCAAATTTACAGGCGCTCCGAACCGTGCCTCATGGCTTTTATTCCATTCGGCAACCATACCGCTGAAAGTGGGTCGCGGAGGAATAGTAGAGTCTTTTAAAACTCCGCCTGACATTTGCATAATTTGATCGGCGGAAAGCCCAGTAATGCGGGACAAGTCTGCGGCTGATATTTTGTTTGCCGCCGCCTCTCTAGCGATATCGTATTCACTACCACCCGATTGTTGAATTTCTGCTATTCGATTAGCGATGGCTTGGTCTTGTCCCACAGCTGCATCAAATCTCTGCTGAATATTTTCAAGCGGAACGTTAGTGGCTTGAGACATCTGAAGCGGAGAGACACTAAACTGGTTCATGGCGGCAGCAATTTGCTGATCCGTCATATTTGGATTTGCAGTTAAATATGCTTGAATATCTTCTAAGGTTGCCATAGTTATTCCACCGGCCTATTGATAGCGTTGACCAAAGCGGCCGCCCAGTCCTGCCAATTCATAAATGGCCCCGGACCGGGAATAGCCTCATTTGTAAATACATCTATTGCTTTTAAACCTTCCGCCCAAGATTTCCACTCAGTTTCCGGACCCGGAACTGACAACTGCTGGGCAGCAAATGCCTCCACCATTAGGGAAGCCCATGAATCCCATGTGTGGTATCTCGGATCGTAGACTATGGCAATTGTCATCAGTAGCCTCGGACATCACCGAAGTTAGCGTTCAACAATACCCGACCCATTTGGTAGTTGCCACCGACCACATTGCTACGAAACTTTAGCCTTAGCTCCCGCCGTTGCTCCCGCATATCGATTTTGTGGGTTCCGGGGGCAAAGACATAAGGATTAGAAATCTTGTCTTCGGCTTGGGCATACGGGCGGCCAACCACATAAAGCTCCATATCCCCGTTTTGCAAAAAGTCTGGTTCTACCCGCTCAAGGTGCAACCACTTATTCAGTCCATCCAGCCCCGTCTGCGATGGGCCACCACCCACCCAGCCAAGATCTGAGGTTTCAAAAAACGACTCTATGGCTAACGAAACCTCCCCGTTGACCTCGTCTGTGCCAATTTCATGCTGCCAAAGGGTGGTAAGCCCGGGCGGGGTCAAGAAATTGGCGGTTTCCGTCTGGGTTGCCGTAGCCGCCGCGGATAGGGTCACCGTGATATTTCCGGGGGTAGCGCTTGGCGCTATCGCCACAACAGTCGTACCGGCTGGGACGCTGGCTGAGTCCACCACCAATCCAATCCGAATTTGATTGGTTTCGAGCATTTCAATATCGGTTGAGGCATTAGTGGTATCAATGGTCGCTGAGAATACGGTCTCTTCGACTGACAAATTAGTCCCGGCATTTATTGGGTAGGCAAAGACCTGCGAGAAGTATCCGGCGGTCCTACGGGAGCCCAAAGCCTGCCCACCGTCATACCAAGTATTCTCTCGAATGTTATAAATAATGCAGTCATTGCACTCTTCTGAGTCTCCATTAGGAAAGAACCACCAAATTTCACCAAACCGCGGCACTTTGGTAGCCCACACCTTTTCCCGCTGGGAATAGTTCAGATTGTCAAAAAAGTAGTTTTGGTTCATGTTGTTCGGAATCTCTTTAACGACACCGTTGTAGAGAAGAAACCGATCAACACCTATCCAGTAATAAATTCCGTCATACTCAATAACCGATTGAGATGACAAAATTGAGGTTTGGGTAGAAATGGTGTCATAACGCCAGTAAAGGGTTGGGCCATAGTTTCCAGTTCCAGCGACGCCTACTGATGTCGGAGCGTAGGACACACGAATTAAAGAATCCAATGCCCAAAACAGTCCTGACGGAGCGTTAGAGCCGCCTCGAACTGGGAGACCCTTAACAATTTTAGTTGAGGCTACGTTGACCTCGTTTGCATCTGCACCGTTCCAGTTAAACGGATCTCCGGCTGATGAATTTTTAATTAACCCATTGTCGCCATAAACGAAGACGTAAGGATGTAACACCACTACCCCACCAGAGACCGATATAGTCGCTCCGGTTGGGTTTGATCCATTGATGTCTTTTAAAGGGGTAGATATGCTTCCTGTAACCGGACAGGAAAGAACTGGTGTGTTTATAGTGCTGTCAATTTGAGCAAGATTCTGTCCGGGGTGAGCTAAAAGCAGAGTTGCATTTACCCCTTGAGTGTCGAACATGGCATCAAACTGCCATACATTATTAGGATTGGAATCAAACCCATCTTCGATAGTTGCTACTGGAACGCTAAATCCAGATCCAGTTCCACCTATGCTTGCCGCCGTTGCACTTAGGCTATCTCCGACCTTGTAGGAAGATCCGGCGGTTGTAATTGTGACCGTTGATACCGCTCCTGCCGCAACGACAATTGTTGCCTTAGCTCCGGTTCCAGATCCGCCTGTTAATGTTACATTTGTATAAGTGCCGTTGGTGTAAAGACTCCCGCCAACTACGGCCCCAAGGGTCAAAATAGGCCCACCAAAAGTGATTGCTGTGATACCCGAACCAATGCCGTTATTGTCAATTTCTAAGACTTCAAGGCCGCTTTCATAACCATTAAAAACACGGTTTAAGCCGTCCTCGGAGTTCACATAAATGCCTCTAGATAAACCGTTAATTGCATTTGTGATTGCTCGATAACCAAGGATCTTACGGGGACGGCCACGTTGAAACCTAACCCAACGGCCCGCCGTGTAAAAGTCTTTATCGAAATAAGTACCGTCCCGCTGAACACCGGGACGAGTATCAAGGGCAAAAACCTTTTGTGTCATGTAAAGGTTCCGCCTGCTATTCCACTTGGGATTGTTAAACCGCTAGATGTAAGTGTAAATTGGTTTACACCGCCAACCGTAATATTAAATTGACCAGCTCCTGCCCGATAAATTCCAGTTGAGGTTTCTGCTGAAAAATTTAATGATGGCGCACCTACTGTACCGTTATTCAAACTAATCGTGGAAGAGCCGGCTAGTACTGTATTTGCGTTAAACAGATTTACTGAATCACATACCAAAGTTGATTGTTGACCTGCGGTAATAATTGCATTGGTTCCTAAACCGGTTGAAATGGTAACGGTATAATTGCTTACTCCTCCGACAGTTTCATTGACAATGTAATAAACCTGAACTGTTGGCGGAACAACTACCGTTACGTTTCCGGCTAATGTTCCTGTGTATTTCTGTATAACGTTTGATGCTTCTGACGGAGTTAGTGTAAATGTACCGCCGGCTGATACGTCTTTTGTAAGTTGGGTAAAATTAAATAATGTAGATTTACCAAGACCTACTGTATAAAACGCCGTTCCAGAACACACCAAAACACACGAATCGGTGGGTTGCATAACAATAGACGCTGACCCGTTAATCAGAGTTCCACCCGATGGAGAGACTGTTAAAGCTCCAGTTCCACCATTTCTGATTAGCATGAACCAGTTGTTGCCAAGAGTGGAGGTTGAATCAAGAGTTAATGTCCCAGCTCCACCCGTCCAGACATAGGCTTGTGCTCGGTAAGCAACGGTCGCAGTCGCATTACTACTAAACGTAGTGACTGGATGTGACTGATTTAGGGTTGTCGTGACGGCCAAAAGACCATATCCAGCAAGACTTGCCGCATCTGCTGAGGAAGAGCCAACTCCGAAGGAAATAATTCCCCAAGTGCCTTGATTATTTGGGTTGGCCGTGATGTAGATATATTTAGCCTCACCCGCGGCAATCGTGATAATCGTATTGACCCCGTTATAGTCCTTAACCGTGAAAGAGGTTGCTCCGACATTTCGGATTAGGGCGTCTTGTCCTACGGAGGCTTGATCCGCAGGGGGCATATAGAGGTTCAGACTGCCGGCTGTCGCCGTCACATTCATGATCCGGGCGGCATAGTCGTCTGTTGCATTCCCGTTGATTGGCCACTCAAGCTGGGTGTTAGCCGACAGCGTAATGGCCCGATAGGAGACATCCGTGGGCTGAATGACGTTTCCGGTAAATGGGCTGTTATAACTCATGATTAGCTATCCAATACGGTGGCTTGACGGTCGCCAATCCTCTGGATGTCTTCGGCCTTCAGCGTCTGCATGATCAGGTCATACTGCTGTTGCCACATCGGGATGCGCTCATCGTTTTTAAGGAACGGCATGGCCTGCAAAAGGGTGCCGTAAAGCAGCGCCTGAGGCGCATAAATCGTGAACCAATTGGTCTGATTTGAGGAATCAAGGGGCTGAATCCGCTCGTAGTACAGAACCTCAAAAACAAAGTCATCGGCCGGGGTCGGGGCGACTAGCCAGTGGGTATAGTCGTAATCGGCGTAAAACTTAGGAATCCCAGTGTCGGTAGCGTCCGGCCAATACTCCCTTAAATACTCATACTTGCGGAGCAAAACCGGGCTTTTCGACCCGTTTACTGTGACGTTCATGGACACGGTTTTATGCCATCTGGCCGGCTTATCGATGATCGGCTGGCTAGTAGTCATGGTGCTAGTATTTACCGTCAGGTTGCCCAAAAACTTAATTTGGGAAGCAATTACCTGCTCGGCCAGCATAATGAACGTCGGGATCTTCTCCAGCGTGGCCGTGTCCGTCCGCTCCAAATAGGACGAAATATCAGCCACCAAGCTGTCATAGGTCATAACTGCCGCAACCGTCATTACCAGCTCCTATATTTCTTAGTCTTCTCAGCGATACCCTTGGGCTGAGAGACAAACTGTTTACCGGCAGCCTTCCCCTCCCGCTTGGCACGGGTTGTGGCGGCGTATTCAGCCGAGGAAAGCCCTTGGATGGCTTTTTTGGGCAGATATCGCTCCCCAGTGGCCTTAGGGCCGACCGTAGAGGGCTTCCCAGACTTGGTAGTCCATTCCTGCTTTCCCCACTGGGAGAGGCTGTTATCGGCCTTTTTTGGGCCTTTATAGCCACCCCCGGAAGACTTGTACTTCTGGGTGGCCAATTGAGCCTTTCGAGCCGACCACTGACCCGGAGCGCCACCCTTGCCCGAGGCTTTCACCGAGGCAACGATGCGCTTCCATTTGGATGGGTCAGATTTAACGGCCGTGCTCATTTTTTGGCTTTTATGGTTATTGACTTAATTTTTTGCTTTAATTTTTGAAACAAAGCCTTTATTTTTTCAATAAGTTTTTTCATTTTTACCCCTCCAATTTAACTGAGGTACAACGATTTTTCATCCCTACGGCGTTTTACCAAACCCGGCAATTCTTTCCCCCCTGCCTTAGTCCACATCATAAAAGCCTCTGCCGCTTCTTCATACTCTCCCCGGTTATGTTTCATCCGGATGGAAGACCGCTGGAGGTTGCCCAGACCAACGTTGAAAGCGAAGCTGACGAGTGCGCCAAAGCGACCAAGAGTAAGCCCATTAGGACATAGTCGGAATACCCCTGCCTCAAACCGGCCCAGATCCTCAGAAAGAATCTTGTTGACTTCATCCATGCTGAGGGTTCTGTCCCAGCCGTCCGGGATGGGTAGAGTTTTGCGTTCTTCAAGTTTGACTCCTATGTGCCGAGCATCAATGACATGACCAACGCCCACAGTCCAAAGCAGAGCAGGGCAACGATAGGGACGAAGTCTGACCCCTTCGTGATGTTTGACCATTTCAATGACACGCTCTTCTACTCTCATTTTTTAAAGGATTGGCTACCAAACCAAAACGCAATCACACTTGAAAAGATGATGGCCGAGTCCTCATCCCACAAAATCTCCATCGCCTGATCAAACGGCACTCCGGTCTTCCAAGCGTAGAAAAACCCAAAGATGTTTACAAAAAGCAAAAGGGAAAACATCCCGTAGGTAATAACGGGACGGACAGAGGCCCGCATATTGACCACCCACTGAGAGGCTCCCTTGCCGATCTCGATGTCGTGGGCGTACAAGGCTTGACGCTCCTGAACGGCAGTCTGCATGGCGACTTGGTCAGTCCGGATCTCCTCAACCCGGGCTTGGGCGGCAAAACCTCTTTCCAGCATCTGAAGCTCCCGCTCCGTTTGCATCCTAGCGAGTTCTAGTTCATGAGCCTTATCCGACCGATCTTGGAAGAAATCTAAGACCTTGGGCAGACCGCCCATCAGGAAGGAAACGAGGGTAGAAAGTAAAGTAATCATTTCGACTCCATATTCACCGTATCATCACCCTTACGAACTGTAACCTTGCCGTCCTCAACATCAACCCGCATCGGAGCTTCTTTTTGGTCTAACCGGGCAATTAGATCGGTGATAACTTTAAATTCCGGTTTTTCTTCTTTGTCCTTGGTTCCGGTAATTCCGGCGATCATGGAGATCAGGGCCATGATGACGCCAGAGGCCATACCCACAATTGGAGTTAGTGCCTCGGCTTCTAATCTCATAGCCGAATAAATCACCATACCTACCATAAGTACAATGGACGGAATGCCTATTACCCCGATGACTTTACTTGCTAATTCCTTTGCACTTTTTTCCATCACCACACCTTTGTTGCTTTTAGAATTCCGTAGATGACTGCACCGAGTAACAGAATTACTAACCATTCGTTTCGTGTTGCCTTGCGGTCAGAGTCGTATTCTTTTTGAAGCTCTTTTTTCTCTTTTCTAAGTCTTTCTTCTAGTGCGTTTACTTCCTGAATTGCCTTTTTCCCAAACTCTTTTTCAATCTGCTCAAACGCCCGCTCTTTTTGTTGGCGGATGTTGTAAATAATTCGGTACTCGTTGATTGCATCGATATACATCATGTCCCCTCGACGCATTACATCTTGCTGCTTTTTCCTCCATGCGACCCGAGCCTTTGCTTCTTCGTCCAAAAAGGCATTGACCTCCTTGGCGGTCTCCTTGATATCCCGCCCAGCCTTCAAAGCCTCCTTGATTCCACCCAAGGCGGCCTGAACGACCTGTTGTGGGTCGGTAGGATCGGGTAGTTTTGACACTTAGAAGCTCCATGGGTACAAGGACATAGAAATCAAAATTATTAAAATTCCTAAAAAAGTAAATGCCCAAAAACCCACATCACATTCCAATCAACTTCTTAAAAAACTCTGCTGCCACACCCGGACCAAAAAGCACAACAATAATCACCGCATAAAGCAAGTATTCGATCTTGCTCATACGACGATCACCCTCTCTTAATGAGGCAGAGATCTGCTCATATCGAGTAGCACAGACCGCCTCATGGACGGCCAACTTGGTCTCTATAGACTGCTCCATCAATCAAAACCTCGTAGTGTTTTAGCCAATCGCGCCCGCTGACCTAGCTTCCCCGGAGCCTTGGCGGCTTTATTCAGAGTTTTGGCAGGAATTTTTTTATCGGCAGGAACGCCTAGTTGTTTCTTCAGCGCCCCGGGCTTAGAAATTGCCTTTTGAATCCATTTGTCAGTGCTTCCGCCCTTTTTAAAGACTCCCTTGCCTTTAAGAATATCGGCTTGGGTTACCTTGCCATCACCTGTCAGATCAGGAAAGTCTTTAGCCATGATTAAGCTCCATTCAGTGCGTTCTTGCGGCCCCACACCCAAGCGGCTGCGGCGGCAGGGTCAAAAGGAATTGTGGCTTCCGGGTCAGTAGGATTGGCCGGGTCAGGCTGCGTCCAGTTAGCCCCGACGTTGGCTAGGTAAGCCTGAAGATCAGCTTGAGTAGCGATAACTTCAGCATCCCCGGTGTTGTCATCCTCAGACAGGCCAATCATTACCATGTCGCGGGGGCTAGGTGTTGAAGAGTCTCCAACGACAAATACCCCACCTACCCCTTCGGGGTGCAGGCAGAGGAAAGAAGGAATAGTGCCGTCAGCGTTAAGACGATACTTTATGCAATGGTGCGCCATGAAATGCTCCTTGGGCATACTGCCCGCTAAAGAGATAAGAACCAAAATGCCCCACCTGACACCACGGGGCAACCCAAACTTGACCGCCAATTTCGCGGTACTTATTACAGAACCAATAGTCCTCGGACAGAAACTCGTGATCAACCACTCCGGTATCAAAGAAGTTGTATACCTTCTCACCCGGAGGAATCGTAGCCCCGCCGTTGGTGTAGTAGTCAACGTGTTGCTGGAGCTTGCCAAAGACCTCGCGCTTAATCAGCATGAATCCAGTGCCAACGTGCTTGACCTGAAACGGCTCGTCTGGCTTAACCATGTCGTGGCCGTCTAGCTTGTTCACATTGAAGTGGCCGGTCAGTAACGACAGGTCTGGGTGGTTTAATACCGCCCCCTGCCGTACCCGATCCCAGTTGATGCCCTTCATGGGAACCGCCCCGCCGATGATGTCCTTGTCTGCCTTGAGCATCTTTGCTACATCTCCCGGACGGAACTTCTGATCTGCGTCCATAAAGAGTAGGTGCGAGGCGTCTGAGTTCAGGAAGTGCCAAGCGATGGTATTCCTTGCCCGCTGGACTAACGACTCATTGCCAAGGAAGACGCAGGTGACCGTGTGGTCGTACTTCTGCATCGACTCCCGCAGCTCCATCATGGACTGTGCATATTCGCTGTTGCACATCCCTCCGTACATCGGTGTCCCGACCATTAGGTGCATTTAGGCCACCTTCTCTTCCGGGGGAGGAGCCTGCTCTAGCAGGGGTGAGTTGGTCAGGCTTGAACGATCAAAGATTGAGAAGCCGCGACGCTTGGCAAAGGTCTCCGGGTCTTTTTCCCACTTATCAGCGCAAGCCTCAAGCCAGCGCATGGTCATCTCATGAGTGGGTGCCTGTCCGTTGGAGATCAGTTGATTCTCCATGTTTAGGTAGGCAAAGACTTCGGCTTGGGCCTGAGCTGCGTTGATTCCAAGGTCGAATAGGTAAATTAGGTTTCCCTCATCAATCATGCCGTTACGGCTACGGGCGGCGTTCAGAGCCTGCTTCATGCAAGTCATAATGTGGTACCGGGACTCCTCACGCTCGTAGTCTTCTTCAGAGATCTCGTCCTTGCCAACTTTTTCCAGCAGTTGTTTGTGCTGGTTGACCATGAAGTTCATCTTACGAATGGCGCCGTTGACATGGTTCTGAGTTCCTTCAAGCTGACCCTCTAGTTCAAGAATTTCAATCTCAAGCAGCTCTTTGTCAAAGGCGTCTAATGGCTCCTTGGGGTTTTCAAGCTGATCTTTCTTCTTCTTGAGTTCCACTTGCTTTTTGCGCATATTGATATACGCCTCTTGCAGGGCCGAGCGGGTGCGGTCAATCTCAGCTAAGGTGTGCTTAATGGATCTAATCGGGGTGATGGCAGTTACATCCAAAGTCACCTGCATGAACTGGCTATGGGACTTGTGGAAGTTACTGGTATCCCTCTGAACAGCAGGAAGCCGCTCGTCGATGTTTTTCAACATCAGGTTGTACTCTGGCTTTTTAACTTCTAAAGCCGTCTGCATATTTCGGATAATTAGATCGTTTGACACTCCACTTCTCCTTTTCTAGTTTAATTCTTATAGTCCACCGTGGGCATTGGAACAAGCTGCTCCACTAGAAATTGCCCCAGACAAATCACCAAAATCTGTAGCATTTCCTGTCGATGCAATAGTTACATACTCTATAACATTTGTTCTTGATGCTTGAATTCCTCCGCCAACCAGTCCTATTGTTGACGAAGACGCCGATGAACATCTTATTGTTCCAGTAGTTATATCCCCAAAATCGGTAGCATTCCCGTCCGACGCAATAGTTACATAGTCAATGATGTTTGTTTTAACAGATCCGGCAGACTCTCCACCAAACCACAAACCTCTAGTTGATGATGAGCATGAAGACAAACTTTGTCTTGCAACAGTTAAATCACCAAAATCCGTGGCGTTCCCAGCAGACGCAATGGTTATGTAATCCACAACATTAGATAAACCACTTGCTGGTTCACCACCTCCAAATAAACCTCTTGTTGTTGACCCGCATCCAGCCAATCCTTGTCTAGTTACGGTTAAATCTCCAAAATCTGTTGAATTTCCGGCAGACGCAATAGTTACATATTCAATAACATTTTGTATAACTGCTGATGCATTTTGACCGCCACCCCAGACACCACGGGTTTCGCTAGAACAAGCCCCTTGTAATCTTGCTCCACCAAGCAAATCTCCAAAATCAGTTGCTTTGCCAAAAGTTGAAAATGTTACAAACTCAATTGCATTTGTATTTGTAGTTCCATCACTTAATTCTCCACCCGCCCAAAGACCTCTAGTTGACGACGAACAGGCGGCAGGTGTAACCGCTCCAAAAGTTAAATCACCAAATAAATAAGCATTTCCAGTAGTTGCAATGTTTACATATTGAATTCCAGTTTGTCTTCCCTCGCTTGTTTCACCGGAACCAAAAAACGCCATAGCTGCGCTGGTCGGCGTGGGTTGAACGGCTGATGCGGCGTTGGAGCAGGCTGCTAAATAACCTCTTGCCCCAGTTAAATCTCCAAAATCGGTAGAGTTTCCAGTGCTTGCAATTGTTATAAATTGAATAACGTTAAGATAAACACTGCCGTCATAGCCTCCCCCAAACAGACCGCGAACATTTGAGGCACAACTTGCTAGAAATCTATTGTTGCCCAACAAATCTCCAAAATCTGTAGCATTTCCTACGGAAGCAATTGTGATGTAATCAATTACATTACTTGGACCAGTTCCACCACCACCAAAAGTCCCCCTAGTTTCTGATGAACATGATGTTAGTGCGTATCTTGCTAACGTCAAATCACCAAAGTCTGTTGCATTTCCAGTAGAGGCTATTGTTACGTAATTAATAATATTTACGTCTGTACCACTTGTATTTGTTCCGCCTCCAAATATGCCACGAGTAGACGAAGCACAACTTGCAATGTACTGAAAAGCTGCAGTTAAATCACCAAAGTCTGTTGCATTACCGGCAGAAGCAATCGTAATATAATCAATTACATTAAGGCTTGCGGCAGCATTACTTGTTGTTCCTCCACCAAATGTTCCCCTAACATAATTTGAACAACCCGCTAAATAGTGTCTAGCGACACTTAAATCACCAAAATCTGTGGCATTACCAGCACTTGCAATTGTGACGTAGTCAATTACGTTCGAACTACTTCCAGTTGTACCTCCGCCAAATACTCCACGAACATTTGACGCACAACCTGCCAAACCATATCTAGATAAACTTAGGTCTCCAAAATCTGTTGAATTCCCTGCTGTGGCAATCACAACGCTATCAATAACATTTGATGAACCAACATCAAACCCCCCACCAAACAACCCAATTGGCGCCACGTTTCCAGCAATCGGCCACAGACCCTGCTTTAGCCAATAGGACATCTGATCAAGCGTCCAAACCCCTGTTGCACCCCCGTCTTGATACGGGCCGGTCGGTGTCGGAGGTATCGGCTTAATAAAACCGCCGGGCCATTTTTTGCTCATTTATAGTCCTCCGTGGCAGTTTGATGTAGCAGACGCCGTATTGGTGTTATATAAAAGATCTCCAAAATCAGTAGCGTTTCCAGCGGAAGCAATGGTCACATAGTCAATTACGTTGCCGCTTGGGTTTCCACCCATAAACAAACCTCGTGTTGTTGACGATGCAGAACTAATTTGAGTTCTTGCAACAGTTAAATCACCAAAGTCCGTTGCATTTCCAGCCGATGCAATTGTGATGTAATCAATTACATTTATATTTCCAACATTGTCCGACCCACCGCCAATCAAACCGCGTGTTGCCGATGAGCATCCAGCGCAAGTTTGTCTAACTCCATTTAAGTCTCCAAAATCTGTAGCGTTACCAATTGATGCAATAGTTACATAATCAATAATATTAAAGTTTGTTGCTCCGGAATATCCACCCGCAAAAATTCCTCTAGTAGTTGATGAGCATGAAGCAAGTCCTTGTCTAGCTTGGCTTAAATCACCAAAATCTAGTGCATCACCAACTGATGCAATCGTTATGTACGCAATTACATTTGTCGCGGCAGCAATAAAGCCACCGCCAATTAATCCGCGCGTACTACTACTACATGAGGCAACAAATCGTGTTGCGCTTAACAAATCACCAAAATCGGTAGCTTTGCCAAATGTTGACATGGTGATGTAGTCAATAATATTTAAATTTATTGCTGCACCTTCAGTATAACCACCGCTCCATACTCCTCTTGTGGAACTAGAACACGCTCCGGTAAATCCACGGTCTGATGTTAAATCACCAAACATATAAGCGTCGCTTGTTGTAGCAATGTTTACATATTGAATTACGGTTTGTGTACCACTTGCCGATCTACCTCCACCAATAAACGCCATTTCTGCGCTGGTTGGTGTGGGTTGAACGGCTGATGCGGCGTTGGAGCAGGCGGCATTGTAAATACTTGTTGCTGCAAGAAGATCACCAAAATCGGTTGAATTACCGGTCGATGCAATGGTTACATAATCAATTACGTTTGATCCTGCTGATCCTGTATACCCACCACCCATTACAGATCTTGTTGCTGATGCACAAGATCCTATGTAATACCTTGCTAATGTTAAATCACCAAAATCAGTAGCGTTGCCTACCGAAGCAATAGTCACATAGTCAATTACATTAGAGACTGAACCAGTGTTTCCGCCAGCAAACAATCCTCTTGTGTCTGATGCTGATCCTGATAAAGAATTTCTTGAGACTGTTAAATCTCCAAAATCAGTTGAATTTCCTGATGATGCAATAGTTACATATTCAATTATGTTTACATTTCCTGTTGTATAAGCTAACGCAGTTAATGCCCTTGTGCTTGATGAGCAAGCCGCATTTGTATAACAAGATAATGATAAATCTCCAAAATCAGAAGTGTTGCCTGTGCTTGCTATGGTAATGTATTGAATTATATTTATTGGCGATCCATCGTATCCAGCAAAAAAAATGCCTCTTACATAATTTGATGTTGCTGATAAATATGCGTATGCACCAACCAAGTCTCCAAAATCACTAGCATTACCTGCTGAAGCGATGGTGACATAATCAATTACATTAACATAACTTCCTGCTACAGTACCACCGCCAAAAATTCCCCTTGTTGAACTGGCACAAGATGCACCTTGATATCTTGCTTGAGTTAAATCTCCAAAGTCGGTAGCGTCGCCAAGGGATGCAATAATTATTTGTTGTATTGTATTTGTGCCAGTAGTAGTAAACCCACCCCCAAACAACCCAATCGGGCCGTTAGTCGGGCTATACGGCCACAGCCCCTGAGCTACCGCTTGGTAGACCGGCTGGAGGTTCCAGACGCCTGAATACGATGGCATTATTGAAGTCCTCCGTGGTCAGATGAGCAGCCAGCTATTCCATTTGTTGCGGCCGTAAGATCACCAAAGTCTATGGCGTTTCCAGTTGACGCTATGGTGACATACTGAATTACGTTTGTTTCTCCGCCAAAATAACCGCCAGCAAAAAATCCTTTGGTTGAAGATGATGTAGCGGCAAAATTGTATGGTTGATTTATTAAGTCCCCAAAATCACTAGCATTTCCTGCTGAAGCAATGGTAATGTAATTGATGACATTAGTGTCTCCGCTATCGGTAGACCCACCGGCAAATAATCCCCTTGTGGCAGATGAACACCCACCCAAAGCATTTGTTGTCGTTGGCAAATCTCCAAAATCAGTAGCATTGCCAGTGGAGGCAATCGTTACATAATCAATAACATTATGTCTTGCACCACCGCCATCATTATTATATCCACCCGCCCAAACACCCCTAGTGCTTGATGAACAAGCTCCTAGCTGGTACCGATCTAATGTTAACGCCCCAAAGGATGTTGCATCACCAGTTGTTGCTATTGTTATGTATCCAATAGTAGTCACTGGAATATTTGAAGTATTTTGACCGCCTCCGTACAAACCTCTTGTGCTTGACCCGCAACCTGCGTTATAGCTAACAGCGACAGTTAAATCTCCAAAGTCAATTGCATTTCCAATCGATGCAAGAGTTATGTAATCCAACACATTTTGTTTTGTATTTCCACTATTTAATCCGGCACCAAACACTCCCCTGCTTGACGATGATGTTGCGCTAAGTCCATTTCTAGCTACGGTTAAATCACCAAAATCAATTGAATTTCCAGAGGTTGATGCCATGTTGATATAGGAAATAACATTAGTTACTCCATTAGTGTCATAACCCCCGCCAAATACTGCTCGCTGAAATGCCGGAGTCACGCTTCCACTCGCTGCACTATAAGGACTTGGGCCGTAGCTATTGATTGCCCACACCTTGGCGGTGTATGCCGTTCCATTGCTCAGTCCAGTAACTGTAATTGGCGATGATGACCCTGTTCCGCTAATTGAATTTCCAGAACTATCAACAGCAACGGCTCCGTAACCTGTAATTGCACTTCCGCCAACATTTGCTGGCGCAGTAAAGGTCACCGATAACTGCGTATCTCCGGCAGTAGCAGTCCCAATGGTCGGCGCATTTGGCACCTGTAGCGGATCATAAAAGGCAGTTATAAACCCGCCCTTTGGATAACGGAAACTCATAATGAGTCCTTTTTAATTAGTGGCTGACCTAAGCGTTTATCTCCTCCCAGCTTGCAGTCACCACAAGGTCGCTGGCCGTACCCGCCGTAGCACCGATGGACTCGTCTTCTTTCAGATACAGCGCCGTTGTCTTATCCAGCACAATCAGAGTAGCGTCAGCAGGAACCGATACGGTTGAGACAATCTGATAAGCGGTTCCGCCAATATCATCTTGGCTGTACTTGCTAATCGTAATGTCGGCAGCACTAGTTCCGTCCACGTTAGCCACGGTAATCATGTTGACTTTGAACACCTTACCGCTAGATGCCGGGTTGTTGACGATTGCCGTTGCGTTAGTGGTAGAAAGCGATGTACTGGAATTGTTTCCGTATATCGCCGCGACGTTAACAATATTTGGGTTTGCCACGATTTACTCCTTATAGTCCAAAGATAAGGGCGAATGCGATGGATTGCCCTTTTGATACACCGCTGGTTATGGTTGAGAAAGAAAGAACTCCAGCCCCATTACTGACAATTGCTTGGCCGCTGGTTCCATCCGCAGTTGGGTATTTGAGCGCCGCGGGATTGTTGAAAAACAACTTTACAGTTCCTGTAGCGTTTTCCGTATACATCGACATATCGTTATCAGCGATATTTAATGCAAGCTCTCCAGCCTGCATATTTGCGGCCAATGGAACCGCTGCTCCGGTGGTGCTGTAATAAAGCCGAATTGGCGTATATCCTGCTTGTGGCATAGTTTTACCTCTTTAAGTGACAACCTCAAGTAAATGTTCTAAAACAACTTCCGGCTCAACGAACCGTTCCAATTTGTGTTCGACCATCTCCCACCAAAGAAACTGGTTTGGAGCCAAGTAAGACCGATCCTTGAGCAGGTTGATGTTCTCCGGATGCCCGAATATCAGCGGATCTGAAACCGACCAAAGCACAATTCCCGGCTTCTTTTCGTCCCAAGCCAGATGTTGGAAAAAGCTGTCGCATCCTATCCATGTCCTGCACTGTCTAATCAGACCCCTTAATTCTGAAATCTTTAAGTTTTTCCTAAAATCCTCAACTAACTGCTCTTCGCCTTCTATTCCCACCTGAATGATCGGCTCATCAATCATTCTTATTAACTCTTCCCAGTACGGATAGTCCTTTGGGTTTCGCTTTCCGTTCCTTAGCTTTTTTGCATATGGCGCTATTAAAATCATAGGTACAGTTTGCGATAAGCGTTCTCTAAACTATCTTTCCATCCCCACTGGTTCATCTTTTTATAAATACTGTACGGTTCAATATCCCCGAACATTTCTTTTGCCTTGGCAATCGACTCACACGGCAAAACCTCGGGATAGCACCCAAATACAATCGGATTTTTAACGTCCGGCAGCACATGGGTGAAGACAATATGATCTCCCATACCCCCGTTTAGCACCACTATGGTGTCGTCTTTGTGCTTTATGAAGTTTTGGAAAATCTTCTCATCGTGGGCATAAAGTCCGGGGTTCTTTTCCATCCGGATACCCCCTTCAGACTTTAGATGCCAAGTCACCGCATTCGGCACGGCAAGAATCTTGTAGCCCTTTTTCCTTAAACCGTAGGTAAACAAAGTCTCTTCCCGGTGGGCCACTCTTGAAAGCCCGAGGTTATAGTCCACCACCCCAGCCCGGTATAAAAATGAGCAGTGCAGGTGATCAACTTCTGTAGCCTTTGATAGCTCGGCCCACTGAAGGTTTGGTTCAAAGTCGATGTTCTCAATCTTGCCGGTGGACTTTGAGGTATCGAACTGCTTTCCGGGGATTAGGATTGCCCCGCCGACCGCTCCCACCCCTTGATCGGCGTAGGACAGAAGGATCTCAAGGGTATGTGGCTCTGGGATGGCATCGTCATCCACCCGCCAGACCCACTCATAGCCCATCGTATTGGCCACCTGATGGTTATAGTGCTGCCCCTTCTTACCTGCAAAAACCCACTCCCAAGCGATGCCCTTGCGGTCTAGCATGGTCAAAAGCGCCAAATAGGTCGAATCCTCTCGGACATCCTTTGGCTCATCGTTGTCATCGAATATGACCAGCCTATCGACCGGCCGGGTTTGGCTCAAAACCCCCTGAATCGCTAAAGGCAGCGTGGTGTGATAGCGGCCACGGGTGGAGATCGAGCAGAGAACCATCACCGGCTCCAAATCTCATTAGTCCGGGGAAGGTCACGGTAATTGACCATTCTGCCCTCAGAATCGACATCCCAAGCCCCGATCTGCTTGCGGTCTACAAGTTTCATGCCAAGGGCCTCTAAACGGCTCCAAAGGGTCTCCAAACCCTTGTATTTGGGGTGCATATCACCATGAATCTCAATAGCCAGCCGGCCAATACGGTCCATTTCCTCTTGGGTGGCGGCCATCAAAATATCGTACTCAGCCCCCTCGCAGTCCATTTTGAGGAATATGTCATTGCCCTCAACGTGCTCAAGCAGATCAGCCAAGGTAACCGAGGGGACGGACTCAGATCCGCTCTCAGACTTGTAAAGACTGTTATGCCCACTCTTCGGGTTTACCCCAATCTCTACGGTTCCAACCTTATCCATGACTGCTGCCTTCATCGCTACGGCGTTGGCACTCGCCCTTTGTAGGTTTTGAACCAAGCGATCATAGGTCTCAGAAACCGGCTCGGCAGCCACGATCTTTGAGGCCCCAAGGCTAGCAGCCAAAATAGCAAAAGTACCCACATTGGCACCGATATCGATGACCGGACGGCCTTTAATAAGGTCCTCCGAGACTTGATAAACGTTCTCAACGACAACCTCCTTGTAAAGCTCTGCCGCCTCCGGCCCGTTTTCTGCCATCCAAGCTAAAGAAAGCTGGGCGGCCTTGGCTGGGCTGTACTTTTGAGCCAGTTTGAGCTGGTTTTGCCTGAATTTATTGTCCCAGTCCTGAACTAGAGCCGTGTCGTAAACGGTTCCCTCGCCCTTGTGATAGACCGGCATCTCGCCAACGAAAGTTTTTCCGTCCCAAAACTTGCTTCCGCACTGGGTGACCTCAAAACCAGCCTCTTCGGCCTCAATACAGAAGTCGATGTCCTCACATCCGCCAACCCCATACTCCGGATTTAAGAGGCCAATGGTCTCAAATACCTTGCGATGCACCATAACGCAGAAAAAAATTGCAAATTCACGGTTAGTGATCTCACAACGGTTTTTAACTACGCAGGAAATGCCAGTTTTTGGGCTTTCAAAAGGCGCATCAAGAAGGTTTAGCCAAGTATTTTTGTCCTGCTCAATCAAAACGCAGTCGTTATTGAGCAAAACAATCTTATCTGCGGTCGAATGCCGTATGGCCACATTACAGGCCACCGGATATCCAAGTGGAGTGTCACTCCAAATAACCTTAAAGTGATCCCCAAAGCCTATTCGGGTAAATTGATTTTTTAGTGACTCAAGATACCAGCGGGTATTGTCCGTACATCCGTTGGCCGAAACCAAGACTTCGACCTCGCTCATGTCCGTGTACTTGAAAATAGATTCAAGACACGGCCGCAGCAGGTCGTCGCAATGGTTATAGGTTGGGATGACTACGGAATACTTCATGAGAATGTTCCGCCCTGAACCCCAGACAAAAACGCATTAGTTGTTGCGTTGTAGCTCAAATCCGAATCCGTCAACGCGCTCTGACTTCCCGTAGTTCCAGCTACTAAAACAGGGTAAACCGGCGTCGTAGAAGTCGTAGCGACATCAATTGTGGTTGGCGGCGCACCCGAAAATCCCGATGTGCCGCTGAAGCCCGAAAAACCACTAATTCCTGAGGCCCCGCTGAATCCGGACGTTCCGCTAAATCCTGAGGTTCCAGATTCTCCTGAAAATCCCGAAATTCCAGAAAATCCACTTATTCCGGAAAATCCGCTAAATCCCGATTCGCCACTAAAGCCGGACGTCCCTGAAAATCCTGACTCGCCACTAAAACCCGATGTGCCACTAAATCCGCTAAATCCGGACGCGCCATCACCGCCGGAAAATCCAGAGGTTCCTGAAAAGCCGGAGATTCCGCTAAAGCCAGAAAATCCGCTTTCTCCCGAAAATCCGCTAAATCCAGAAACACCGCTTTGAGCGACTCCGTCTAATCCGGAATAACCGCTAAAGCCCGAAAAGCCAGACGTGCCGCTATTGCCCGAAAATCCTGAAATTCCGCTGAAACCTGAAAATCCAGACTCGCCGCTAAATCCGCTAAAACCGCTGAATCCGCTCGTTCCTGAAAATCCGCTAAAGCCGGAAATTCCTGAGAATCCCGAAAACCCGCTCGTTCCGGAAAAACCACTGATACCGTTTACGACTGCAAGGATGACTTCGAGGTTGTCTGCAAATCCAGTTGTACCTGTACCTCCAGAATTAACTAGCGTACAAGGAATAGTCCAGTAAGTGCCTGCGTTTGATGGTGCCCCGCTAATCAACCACTTCTGAAAGTTTGCGCTATTAGCTTGATCCTGAATGATGAAGTTTTCTGTTTGGGCAAGCAGGGCCAAAAAGACATCAATATCAACGCCATCGTCCGTTATGTGATTGACATTGATTTGTGTTGCGCTTGTCTGAGTTCCGTTATTCCATAACAGCTTGCCTGATCCGGGGTCTCCAGAGGTACTTCCCGTATTAGTGCGGTATGGATAAAAGGTGCTTGATATACCGCTAAGTCCAGAAAAGCCAGAAAATCCTGAAAATCCGCTAAATCCCGAAAAACCCGATATACCGCTAAAACCTGAAAATCCACTGATTCCGGAAAAGCCAGACGCACCTAAGGCGTTAAGCCAAGTGCCGTTAACTAATCCCTCAAATTGATCGGTGTCGGTGTTATATCGGATAGACCCGTCTGGGCTTCCGATCCTTTGAGCTGTAGTTCCGGTCGGAACCTGCATCCCTCCGGTGCCGGGCATCCGAGGGTTGTCAGAAATCCCAATAGTTGGGTTTCCGGGGCCGGTTCCGTTAGCTACATCGATCTCATTGGTCGTCCCAGTGATATCGACCGCGGTGACGGTAGAGCCGCCAACGATGCCTAGAATTCCGGTTCCGGCAAGCCCAGCCAAAGCCCCTACGGTCCCTGTAAGGCTGATTGTGGGGTTTCCCGCTACGCCGTTACCGTTTGTGACTGAAACTCCAGTTGACCCCGTAATTGTGCGGCCAACCATGGTTGAAGCGTTAGTCTTAGCCTGCATCCCTACGGTTGAAGAATCTAGGCTAGCAACCGCACCCGATAGGTTGACCTGCATGGTGGACTGGGCGCCACCATCGGTAAGAGTAAGACCTGACCCGACAGACAATGACCGGCTATTGATTAGGCTCGGCTCTTGGTTAACTGTAATAAAGGTCTGAGTCTGACTTGGGGAGGCGGCAATCGCCCCCGTTGTTGTTTGTACTGTCTGACCGTTTTGGACGATAGGAACTGACTCGGTGCCCGTAATTGGGCCCGCAGCCGGTAATTGGGTAATAGTGACTTGTGCTGAAGGCATTATGGACTCGGGCTAATAACGTCTAGGTTTCCGTTGTTTTCTGGGTCATCCTGATTGCCTTGAGTCGAAATTAAAAACTGGCCATAACCGCCAGTTTGCAAGGCAGGCTGAACATTGGCAACGCTGACATCCGGCCTAGGAAAGCGAAGGTTAATCCGCTCAGTCTTTCTGGCCGGCAAACGGTAAGGGTCTTTCTGATCCGCACAACCTTGATCACACACCCGTAACCCCGGAAAGTTTGGATCGGTTCCAAGGCTTACATAGGTTCGCTTCATCTTGCATCGGTCACAAATGCCGATTGCTAAAGAAGTCAGTCCGGTAGTGTCAAGAAAAATAGGCATTATCTTGTATACACGCTGATATTTGGCGCCCAGTAAATTGGCGATTTATCCCGCTCTTCCTGTTCGGCCTCGAAGAGATACTTATCGGCCATACGCTCAAGATAACCAATCCTGTCTGGCGAAACCTGCGGCAGCTCTAAGGCCATCCGGTGGGCAAGAATCATAACCACAGCCTCATACCAACGCTGCGGAACTTCCAGCTCATCGGTCAGCGCTCCTACATCCATGATCTGACGGGAATACCATACCGTCATCTGAATAAACGGATCTGATGGGGTTGGCCAAAGATAGATTGAAGGTTGGGGGATCGTGCGGTCAAACCAAAACTGATAGGGCTGATTGGCCGTAAAGTTCTTATTCGGTAGGTTTGTGTAGTCGTCGCGATTTAGGCGGGCCATCGTAATCTCTCGACTATTGTTTCCTACGAACCACTCCCGAATAGCCAAAGTCGTGCCGTTGTATCCCCGAATACGGTAATACTCTACAGTCTCACCCGGATCTACATCCGTCCAAATCCATTGATTATCTGTGACAACAACCTGACCTAAGTCTTCAAGGGTTTGCCACGTTGTGCCGTCCACAGAATATTCATAAATAATGGACCAAGTAGCACTACCGCCACCTGAAACGTAAGGCAGAAGACCAATAGATCCTGCGTAAATTGGGTTATTGGTTCCGTAGAAGACGGAGATGTTTCCGTTGGCTGAGGTTTGCTGACAATAAGTGTCAATATCGGAGTCTGCGACAAAGCTGACATTCCCCCCTGCGCTGGTTGCGTAATCGCCGCTCGGACGGTTCATTGTCCGGTAAAGGGCGTTTAATACATCGATTGCGCCCAACGGGAGCTGATAAATGTACTGGTCTGCCTTTAAACCGAAGACCTTTTTGCTGATTGCCCAATAATTGATGCCAATATTGGCCAAGGCAGATAGAGCGAAAAATAAAGATTCACGGGCAGATAGTTGTTGCTCTGACGTTAACTCTTCAGCCAGTTTCCCGCACCGGCGGGCGGCGTGATCTATCAGCGTTTGGACATCAATTACTGTAGTTCCAACAGTTCCTGAGTAAGCCATTTACCACCCCGGGCAATTCCAGCGTTTCATTGATGCGCGGGAACGACTTCCCCGCTCGCTTTTTTCCGCCACTGGCCCCATACGAGCACAGAACGAATCACGCCGCTTTCCTCCCTGTGGTTGCGGTGCCTTCAAATTAGATCCGGTCTCCCGGTTGTATTTAGCCCTGCCTTTAGCGGTTAGTCCAGCACCTTGGCTTGCCGGCAGTTTTTCACCACGACCAACGGCAAGAGACACATCACCACCACTTTTTAATTTTTTATCCGAAAACAACTTTTCTACTATTTTTAACCGTTGGGGTTTGGTCGTTACTTTGTTAACAATTTTTAACCGTTCAGCTTGATTTTTAGACGGCTCATAAAAACCTGCTTTTTTCAATGAATGAACTACACCACCTTGTTTCATCGCCTCAGGCAGCTTGGCGTAAGACTTTTTGCCCACGTTAGACTCGGTATATTCAGCAGCCACCGAAGGCTTGATTCCAACCTTCTTGGCAAACTTTGGGTTGTACTCAGCCGCTTTCATGAGCCTAAATTGGGCCTTAGATTTAGCTGGCATTTAGGCTACCTGCTGAACGGTCACCAACATTGACGGAATTGCCGGGTGTAGCGCAGTTGACGGCAAATGCTCAAGCGTTACATCTAAACTCTCAGGTAACCAATAGAGCTCAACATAATCAGCAGAATTAAGCTGAAAGAAAAAGTTCCAAGCTGCAACTTGATAACCAAAAATTCCTGCACTTTTTCTTGCTGGAATTGTTACGTTTGTTGCTGAGTTTGCTAAATCTGAACCATTAACCTTGACCCAAATCGTCACAATTTGCTGAGAATTTGAGATATTTTTAAATTGTGCGCTAAATTGAACATCGTAGATTCCGGTATTTGGCACCGTTAACTTGCTGTTATCAACAAGCGTTACACCGTCAGAAATATCTTGAGTGTTATAAGTAATTGCAGTTCCTGCAGTAGTGCTACCTGTTTGATCTGTGGAATCGCTCCATGCACCATACGCTTGGTTATAAGCAATGATGTCGCCAACCGTTGTCTTTTTGTTGTCACCGCTTTGAACAATAGGAACCAACTCTGCCCCGGTTAAGGGAAGAGCCGCTGCGGTCATTGCTGAAATCTTGGTATCTGCCATTTAGGACTCCAACTCAATCTTGTCGTCATTTTCCTGAAGAACATACCCTGCATTTTCCATCAGGATGTAAAACGGTCCTGCAGCAACTGGGCCTCGGACAATTACCGACTGCCCTCCTACATCATTGCCATACCCGTTATTAGCGTCAGCTACTACACCATCGGCAAGACCCGGATAGGTGTTAGCAAAATTAACTACCGCTTCAAAGCCGACGCCACCAGCCATTACGCAATTCCAGCCTGAATAAGTTTCAGGGTTGCGGTGCCGTCACCAGAGTTCATGGTCAGTCGAATCGCAGTTACAGGGAAAGCATAGTTTCCGTCTGCATTGGCAATCGCCGCCGCCACTGTGGGGTGAGGGAACCAAGTTGAAAATCCAACCGCTGGATCATCAAAAGTGTGTTGAACCGTATAGTTGACCGTACCAGACTTGACTACACCAAAGCCCACATTAAAAGGCGTGGTGTTGGTATTCATCACAATCGGGGTGGTCGATCCTACGCCGGTTTGAGAAACAGTTTGAAGTTTCATTCTATGTTCCTTAAAAAGCGGGGGCTTAGCGCCCCCACCTTGTTTAGCACATACCGCCGGACCGCATTTTCATCTTTCCGTATTTGCTGTAGACCTCATTACTGTCGGCCTTAGCAGCCTTCATTGCCGGGGCATTTTCCTTGTCAAATGTCTTTGTCAGACGCTTCTCCGCTGGAGTCATAACCTTGCCACCGTTTTTAAAGGTTCCGGAAAGCTGATTGATGCTTACTGGTGTGGAGGGTTTCTTCTGGCCCTGCGGCATATTCACCGCCTTACCAGAGTCATTTACCGACCCACCATTAGCATACTTTTTTGCGGCACCACCTTTCTTGTAAGCAAAGCCCTTGCCTTCTTCCCTATAAGAGTCATCAGCAGATTTGTAACTTTGTTTCATCTGTTCTTTCTGCTCTTTTTGAGGTTTTTGCATACCTTGTGCCATACCGCCTGATTTGTAACCACCTGCATTACCAAGACGAACACCTCCTGTTTTAGCAGGCGAGTGATCAGGTTTTGCAGTGTGCATCAGAGTGTTCTTATAGGGACCTGCGTCCCTTGAACCCTCCTGCTCGGTGATGATTCCGCCTTTGGCATACTTCTTAATCTTGCCGCCGTGCTTGTAACCACCTTGCCCGTACACCACACCACCTGTGGCATAACCGCCCTGACCTTTAGCAACACCGCCGGTCTTTAAGCCTTTATGGGCTTTAGATGCCGGCATAGAAGCGTGTTTTTCCAGCTTCTTTTCGGTCGAAGCCATTTTTTTGGCCTCTTCCTTGTGCTCTTTTTCGGTCTCTCCGCCCTCTTTCATAGTGCGGCCCATAGGACGAACTGCCATTGCCTTGCGGCGAGCAGTCATCGTAGGACGCATCGGAGAGCGAACTGGAGCGTTTACAGCAGGACGTCCGATTAAAGCCGGGGTGCCGGACATGGCTCCCAAAGCCCCACCGTCCATCTTCTTTACTGCCTTGCCGCCTTTTTTCATCATGACGGCACCGCCCTTTTTGAGCTTTAGCTCAACGGTGGGCTCCGTAGTCATCATCTTGACCATCGGCTTAAACTGACCCATATCTGGCTCCTTAGGTTAGAACCCCGAGGGTTTCCCCCCGGGTATTCGTTAGCTCGGATTCACAGCGATACCGCCAGCCGATGCACTCGGCGCAGCCATATCGACGTAAATCTGACCAAGGGAAGCGGCGTCAGAGCCAAACTCCGTGATGCCCAAGCTCAACGAGTTTTGGATTACGACTTGGCCACCAGCCGAAGCTGCCAGAGTTGCAAAAGCACTCAGGGTTGTGGAGGTCGATCCAACGTTGTTGATAAACGAGCATCCCTTGAACAGAGCGTAACGGTCCATGCCAGAGGCAGCACCAACTTTCAGTCCAATGGGAGTTGCGGCACTTGCTTGGAACGGGAATACGCAACCTTCGAAAATGTTGCGAGCCGTTCCGCCGGCCAGTTCAACCGTTGCATTTGCTGCACTGCGGGCAATCGTATCGCCACCTAAAACGCAATTGATGAAGGTGTGCTCACCACCACCATTGAGTTTTAAGGTACGAGCGTTTGCACCGCCAGCAGAAGCTGCATCAGCCATGCCATAGATGTTGACGTTGCTGTATGCGTTACGACCACCAGAATCGGTCCACGCAATCATGCTGGCCGAACCTGTGGAGAATCCACAGAAAACGGACAGGTTAGCAAAGTAACAACCCGAGGCAGTGACATTGATGAAAGCGTCGCTGTTAAAGGTTGCAGCAGTGTAGGTTCCCGTCGGGGGAGCAATACGCGCCCGCTGCGCCACCATGGTGGGAGCAGCCACACCGATTAGGTGCGTGGCGTTTTTGTTCCAATTCAGGGTTCCCGCGGTTGCCGAAGAATCAATCGTCTGAGCCAAAGCGGTTGACAGTCGAGCAGAGCCGGCAGAGCTGCCATCGCCCATCAGGACGACGACATCGTTATTGCCAGCGGTGCACTTTGCCAAAGCTCCGTACAGAGTCTTCAGCGGTAGTTCAGGTGTGCCATCGTTACCATCAGCACCATTTACGGGGTCTACGAAATAGTAGTTTCCAGTAAACGGAAGGCCACCAATGGTTCCGAGAACAGGCACACCGAAGCTAGTAATCCCGTTAGGGAAATTAGTCAGCATGATTTACTCCTGTTCTCTAATGGTTAAACACCCGGTGTACCGTAAACGGCACGGGGATCAGTGAAGCCGACGTCATAACGCTCAGTTGCCTTGTAGCGCATGGTGTCAGTCTCAAAGTCACCTTCCATCGTCTTCTCTAGCTTGCGACGCATCAGCAACTTCATGCCCTCAGGAGCGTCGGTCTGCACCCACCATGCGGTGGCGGAAGTCAGACGCGACAGAACTGCTGCGCCCTCGTCCAGAAGACCAATCGACTTGATCGGGTTGATGTCGTTGTTTGCGTTACCAGCGCGAAGAACGGACTTCAGCAGAACCTCAGCTTGGAAGACGTTGCCCGGTGCCACGATCAGTTGACGCGGAACCAGACGGATCTTCTTGCCGTTGTTGTCCACTGCCTGACGGATCTGAATGAGCATCTGCTCAAGCGAGGTCTGTGACAGGTTAGCGGGCGTGGTCAGCAGGTTGCTGAATGTGCCGTTGACGATTGGGTGAGAGGCACTATTCAGTGCAACACCGTCGCCGCCGGGATACGAAGAGTTAAACGCACGGTTGAGCACGTTTGCGCTCAGTGTCTCCTTGGTCTCAATCAAAGATTGGGCAAGGTGACGAGCGTAAACTTGACCAATACGGATATGGTCGCCGTCCTCAACCAGCACTTTGGTCAGGGCGAAGGCAAGGCCATACACCGAGTACACATAGCGCTTGAGGAACAGAACACCACCCTGCTGATAGGTAACCGGAGTTCCATCAGGCAGTTGGGGTGCTGCGCCAAATCCATAAAGGACAGGCTCTTCGTGGTAGTTACGGGGGATACCTTCTTGCTCACGGAAAACCCGTGACCATTCATCGGTACGCTGATCATAGACTCCGTCGAAGCACTCATTGAGAATTGGCTCAACTATGCTTCTAAAGTCGGTACTGCGCATCGGGGCTGCCATTTATTTGCCCTCCTTAAATAGCGTTAACAGTACCTGCGTACTGCGATTCGCTGATCTGAACCCGTACAATCGTGTACGCATCTCCCCAAGCATTGTCGGGGTACGGAGCGATGTCGATAACACGACACTGCTTAGCGTTGCCAGATCCAGCAGCCGAAGTACCTAGGGTAGCTTGCGACAGGCCGGTTGTGGTTGAGCCAGCGGTTTCGTTTGTAATATCGAACTCGTCACCAACTGAGGTTTGGACCAAGGAACCTGCAGCTTGAATCTCATACACAATGTTGGCGTCTTGGTAGAAATAAACAATTACGGAACCGACTTGGAATGACTCGTTGGCGGGCCAGTAGTTGCTTACACGACGACGACCGGTGGCATCAGTCCACTCAACACCAGCAAAGGCTCCAAGGAACGCTTCACCAGTAGCGGCGGGCTCAATCCATCCAGCAGTGTTCATCTTGACAGGCTGACCCTTGAGAATGTTGCTAGCAAAGCCAGCGGAGACATTCCCTGAGGTCGAAACTGCTTGAATTCCGTTAGCCAACGCAAAAGCACGATCCAGTCCTGACGGGTGGAATACGGGGCGCAGACCAAACGGAGCAGAGGTTGCACTCATTTCTTACTCCTTAATGGTTGAAAGTCCTCCCCTCACTAAAAAACCGGTGCGGGTAGGGGTTTATCAATGTCGCCTAGCCCGTCGCCTTCAACCTTTCCGAGAGGTTTCCCGGAACTGTCGCGTTGTTGCATACTTTCCGCCTGCATCCTTATCTTGTTGGCTTCCTCAAGAGGAGCCTCATGGTGAAAATGCGCCATGATTTCTTGATAAATGTCTTCAGGGATTTTGAAAAGTAGCATTTCATTACACGCTACATAACCATCGTACTGTCCAGCTTTTACGCGGTAATTTTCAAACCCGGGAATATCATCGGCTTTAACCGGAACATATCCGAGGCGAATCCGCTTATCGATACTGTCGTAACCGTTGGTGGTTGATAACCAGCAAACGTGCCACCCCGGAATATCCGGAGCATTCGGCAGTGCGCTTTGTGTCCATTCGTCCTTCCACATCTTGCGACGCTCTTCGGATGACACGAAATTGTCCTCAGGTGCGGATCTTTCCTTGTCTTGCAAGGCACGATTCTCACGACCACCAGCGGATAAAGATTTTTTTAAACGTGAGTCCATTCTCAACTCCTTTGTTGCCGAGCTGCTTCGGCGTAGCGTTTGATCATTTTCATGCGTTTTTCGTGGTCATCCCACATACCCGCATCTTTCATGGCACGAACTTGCTCAGGGGTTAACGTAAACGTATTCCCCTTGCCGCCACTACTCGTTGCGTTTTCACGCCCTGATCCCGTCACTACCGACCTCGGCTTTCTAACTGGTTGAGCAGGCTCATCGTCTGCATCGTCAGTATATCGGTGCGGCAAATACTTCCGCAACCGATTCGTTAATTCCGTCCAATAACGTTTCTGTTCGGGGTTAAACCCCTCCTCGGACAGTCGTTTGTCAATCTGAAGGGCGATGGCTGAGTCCTGATCCCGGCCGTTTGGGTCATACCATGAGTTTTCGCTCATCCACTCGTTGGCGTACTGCTGAACGATTGGATTTGGCGCCCGGATTGTCTGTTCCTTTTGCGGTGCGGTAGCTCTTTTCTTCAGCTCCTGCAAGGCTTCATGGTTTTTTCGTGCCTCAAACCACATTTCTTGGGCAGAAGCCAAAAGATCGCCGTTTCCGTTTTCGGTAGCCTCTTTGATCTTGGCTTTGGCAAAGGCAATCCGAGTTTCTTGGTCCTCAATCGCCTTATTTATCTGAGCAATCTCAGATCCATGCGTTTTGCGCTCTAAAACGGCCATGCGCTCCCGCATTTCTTGGTTTTCCTGCCTTAAAAGCTGCAGCTCAATGTTCTTTTCAGCGGCTACCTGCTTGTGATACTCCTTGCGAGCCCGTCTTTTGGCCCTTTTTGCCTCCCGAACAGCCTCTTGGTCAGGATCTACCTCCCCGCCATCGGCCATTTCTGCCTCTCGGGCGGCCTCGTCCTCCTCATCTGACCCCTCAGAGTCATCAGAAGCGGCAACTTCTGCCGGTTTTTCTTCTACATCCGGGCTAGGAATGTCTGCCGGAAGCTCAATAACCGCAGATCCGTCGGCAGACTCTTCGACCTTGATTAACTCTAGGTCTTTCTGTGCGTTTTGTGTCTCGCTCATACCAGTGCCTTCATTTCTAAGGGATTACCCGTGACCTTGGCGATCACTTCGTGGTCGTTTAAGACCATGAAAAGGGCTGGCTCTTCTTCGCCCGGGACTTTTACCTCCCAGCGATCACCACCCCACTTAGGAACTCGTAAGTAGTCACCTACTTTGCACCACGACCCCTCAGGCCATGGTTCCATGGTGTCTCGCTTTTTGAAAGCAAGCGGGCCAATTTCAACGACTTTGGCCACCATGTTGTTCCACTTTTCGGCTTCTCTGGTCTCTTCGACCAAAATAATCCCGGCACCAGTTGTTTTCTTCTTTGTGCGGCGCAACTGAACCAAAATTCTTGCGCCCAAAGGCTTCGCACCGGGGTCTACAGCAGGAAAGGCATCCCGCAAATCGGCGGATTCACCCGCCACCGGTTCATTCATCTTCATCTTCTTCCTTTAAAAGGTTGTTAAGGATGGAAAGAGCCTGTTCAAGTCCTTGATATTCCCCGACTAAACGCTGATAGGCAGACCAATCGACAGGGTTACCCTGTGCCATGGACTGCTGGATCAGCGCCTGACGCGCCTTTACGGCGCCAATAAAGTCGGATGTGTACCTCATGCGTTGGACTTATCCACACCCTTGCCGCTTGAAAAATTACCGTGATCGCTGTTGGCTTTCGGAAGGGTCGCTGTACCTTGCTCTTTTAGTTCGCTACCCGTAATCCAAGCGCCTGCCGCCATGCGGTGGTGCTGTTTTACGGCTTCTTGTTGCTCGTCTTTCTCAGTGGTTGCCATGGTTAACCTCCTAGTTGGCGTTGAACTTCATTATTAAGTCTTACTGCGGTCTCAACCTGCTCTTTTCGGAGCTTCTGCTCGTCTAAAACCAGCTCTGCACTGCGTATCCGCTCCTCAGTCAGGTTGTTCTCGGCGTTCATGGCAATGTCTGCCTGAAGCCTTGCGGCCGCCTCTGCGGCCTTCTGCTGGTCTTTACGCATACTGTCTTGCAGGTCAGCCTGTAGCTTCTGGGTCTTGAACTGCAAATCAGCCTGATCTGCCGTGGCCCGACGTTGGGTTTCAGCCAAAGAAGCCTGCAATACCGCCTGAGCCTCAGCGTCAGGGGGTGCCTGCATAGCCTGCTGGGCAAACTGCTGATTCATCTGGATGAGCTGCTGGAGCATGGGCATCAGAGAACCAAAAATCTGCTGGCTTTCGGCCTTTACGTTGTCTGCGGCCATGGCGATCTGGTGATCTACCCCCATGACCTCTGGCATATCCTCATACTTGGCCTGATCCATTGGCACATAGCCGTTCATCCGGTTGGTGTACCAAAGGACCATGTGTTGCTTAACGTGCTCCAAGACCTGAGGAATCAACTGCTTGGCCATGATCGGGTTAGATCCCAAGGCCGGGTCGAGGGCAAAACTCAGGTGGGTATGGATATGGGCAATCTGATCCTGCCGCGGGTAGGCGTAGGCGGTCTTACCCAAAGCCATAGCGGCATTTTCCTCAGCGGCCGATATCTCATCGGTCGTTGGCGCCGTGGGCATGAGCTCGTTGACGTTGGGAACCTTTAACTGTTTGAGCATCCGAGACACCACCACCCGCTGATCAAAGAATTGCGGATAGGCAGAGGCCATCTGCAGGACTGCCTGCATCTGGGATATCCGCTGGGTTTCCGAGAAGATGTGCGGATCAGAGACCGGCACTACGTCGCTATTGCGCTTGAAGTCTTCCCGTTGAACCGGAAGCTCCTCAACGATGTCACCCTTCCTTTGATCGTCTAGATACCACCGATTTATCCGTCCGAGGACCATCAGGACCCGACGTTGACTGTCGTGTAAACGGGCATGGATCGCAGAGAAAACCGCGGCACCTTGCTCAATTAGGGCCTGAGTCGTACCCACCGGAGTGTTTTGCCCGATGTCCGAAATCTTCTCTTCCGCGGTCGTCACGACCCCTTTGGCGGCGCTCGTAAGCCATCCCAAAAGCTGATACAGAACCGGGGAAGGCGGGTTAAATGGCATCGGCATAGCGATCTTGCGGATATCGTCTACCCCCGGCGCACCCTCAATCTCGGTTACTTGGGTGACATCAACCTGCTGGGACTGCCCAGAGATCTTGGCTCCCTTTATCTTGAGCATGGTCGCCGAGTTATTGATATGCGCAGTGTCCAGCAAAGCCCGCAGCGCCCCGGTAAGAGCGGCCGACAAGCCTCCGATGAGGTGGGGCAGACCAATTGCATAGGCTCCACGCCAAGGGATGAATTTGAACTCTATGAGCCAGTCCAGCTTGGTCATGGTCTCATCGCCCTCTTCCCAGTTCCGATAAAGACCGATGACCTCATGCTCAAGGTCGTCAATCATCAGGATGTAGGGGGCGTTTTGTCCTTTGCTATACGGATCGTCATCAAGCGTCAGGTAGGTATAGATATGAAACACCCGCCGTAAACCGTCCTCGTTATCCTCAAACTTCTTGCCCTCAATCTTGTTTGTAGCCTTCTCAGCCGCAGTCTCGACCGGCTCCATGGTGGCCCGCACAAAATCAATATCTCGGTATAGACCTCGGTCGATACGGCGCTTGAACTCCCATTCCGTGATGTCTTGAATTTCCGAGACCCGCTGGGCGGTATAGAAGTTAGCCGCGGCAAAAGGAATTAGAATGTTATCTATGGGCACGAACTCTGCGCAGGGGCGCTTTTTTTCCTCGTCGTACCAGAGCTTCATATATTGAGAGCCGCCAAGGGGCAGTTGAGTCAGTAATTGCTCCTGCTCATCCCTAAATTCTTCAATCTGCTCGGTTAGTTGCCAGTTGATGTAATCCCTCTTGCGCTCGGCAATTTCAGTCTTAGTTTGATCGACCTCACCCAAGATCTTGGTTCTGGCAGGGCCATCAGGCGGGAATAGTTCTTTAATCGCCCGGGCAGCAAAGTCCACGCAAGCCTCAGCCATCACGGGGTGAACCACTCGGGAAGCGCCCATGAACTGCGCTCCGCCGGGGGCGTCATCACCTAAGCCTGTCCGGCGAATGCCCTCCTCGTATTGCTTATCTCTCTTTTCCCTTGCTTCCTTATCTTTTTTGATAAGGTCGAGGTAGCGCATCGAAATAGAATTAAGCTCAGTCAGATCATAGGAGTCGGCCAAATTCTCATAGAAGTCTTTAGACTCCATCGGGCCGGTAAACTGATCGCTCAGGTTCACCACAGCCGATCCGTCAGGCATTTCCTCAACCTGAGTGATTTCTTCTGTCAGCTCAACGACCGCACCGCCATCGGGCGTGGTCTTTAAGCCTTGAATAAAGCGCCCGAACTCCGGGTCTATTGGCATTTCAGGCATAGCGTTTTAGCTCCTGTTGGAGGGAAAAGTTAATTAAATTTCCCGCATCTGTTACGTCTGGAACGGTGTTAAACGGGGCGATGATTGGGCCGCCTCGTTGCATTTTGACTGCGCCACCCTTTTTGTAGGGCTGGCCAATCTTCACATCGGATTTTAGGTTTGCCGGTAGGTCCATAAACCACATGGAAGTACGAGGCGCTTTCTTATTGGCCTCAGACAAGGCTTTCTCAAAGTCATACTCAAACGAAATATATTCGTCTGTCTCGGGGTCTTTAACTCCATAGGCCATCATTTCCCTGCCAAACCGATCCGCTTCCCCGGTCGGTATTGTTTCAACATCTTTTGAATCAAACTCTTTGAGGATGTGATCACGCTTCTCAATATTGGCGTTGTACTTCTTGCCGATCCGGTTGATTGAGTCCGGATAGCTGCGGCCGTAGTATTGGCGCATCCCTTCCCCGCCGATCATCAGATCGTCCCCAGTAAGCGTCCCGTCTACGTCCTCAGTGCTTAGGATCTTCTTGGCCACATTCTTGCCGACATAAAGCTCAAGATCTTCAGGCTTGACGGTCTTATCCAAGACCACCGACTCACCCTTCTCGGCCAGCAATTTGATGGAGCCATCCTTATTCTTTTCAAAGGTCAGGCCATCAACATAGGTTCCAAGGCTGCCACGGCGGATCTGTTCCTCAGGCCCGACTAAGGCGATCTGGTCATAGTCGTTATCTGCGGCGTATTTCATCAGCCGCTTGATGGCTAGCTGATACCAGTCCTTTTTAAATGGAGCATTAGGCACAGCATTTTTAAATTTATTGCTAAAAAATTCATTAAGGGCAGATTCTTTATCTTTGTGAAATCCAGCAGTCAATGGATTTCCCTGTTCATCAAATACGGCATAAGGATTTTCGTTTGAACTTGCATCTTGTTTTACTGAATAATTTTTAGGCAATTTCATGTTTTGTAAATCGTTTGGCTTGTAACCCTTTTCACGCCCCTCCTGATGCCAATCCGATTGAATTTCTTCAACAACCAAAGTCTTCTTGCCGCCGATGTTCATATCCTGCGTCCGCATATGGGCGAGGATGTTTTTTTCGGGGAAGTGGGAGGATTGGAAGTTATTGCGCTTGTCTTGCAAAATTGATTCGGTTTTACGGCTATTTATATCTTCTCGGACATACATATCGTACTTGTCAATTTCATTGGGCGTTAATTTTTGATATACCGATGGAAAATCTTGACCGCCATATTTCTCCATCATTTCACGCTCAAACAACATTGTGGCCGCAGATTTTCCACTATCAATCGGGGCATTTTTTACTTCAGGCAAACTCAGCACGATCTCCCGATAGTTCTTGCCGCCCGGAAGGATTAAATTTTCGCTTTCATACTTTGGCTCTTTAAACTCTTGCAGTCTTGCTTTTGTTGCCTCAAACCATTTTTCTTCTTCTAGAGGAACATATTCACCTTTAGATATCAGCCGATTGATGTCATTTAATCGCAGACGCTCATCCGGAGTAAGAATTGTTCCCCGGACGGTCTCCTGAATCTCAATCTTATTGCCGCTTAGGTAGTCCAGCACATCCTGCTTGGTCACATTCTTTTGGGTCTTCAGCCAGTCAATAATGCCCGTTCCCTCAAGCTCGCCTGAGCTGGGGCTGAACTTCATGATGTCGTTAATGAAGGCTTGGCCGGGACCGGCTTTCCGGGGGCTGTTCTCCAAAGCCTTTTCAATCGGGGAGTAAAAGCCTAGATCCGTAGCCGGCACCTTTACCTTGCCCGGTTTGATTACCTCTGCGATAGGTTTACCAACCGGCTCAATCGATAGGCCAACCGGTAGCGGCGGGACTTCAGATACCGCCTCTTTCACGGCCGTGCCTGCCTTACCTGCGATGGATCGGGCTTGCGGCCCCATCCCCGTCAGCGATCCCGTAACCGGCCCAAACACCTCGGGCATTATCGGGGGCAGCTTGTACTTGGTCTCAAGCTCCTCCATAAACTTACCAAACTGACCGACCTTCTCTGCGGCCTCAGGCGATAGCTCTCCGCTTGGAAGCATGAACTCTTCCATAGCCTTTTCCCCTGCCTTGATACCTTCTTGGGTTCCAAACTTCCCTGAAGTAACGGTCTTGTAAGCCCCGACAAACGGGGAGACCAAAGCCTTAGGAATCTGCGAGGCGATGAATTTCGTAGCCTCAAAGGTCGGACTTCCATAAGACTCTTGATTCGGATCTAGGGCGGGCAACATCCCGCTGATCTCATCCGTAATCGGTGTGCCGCCGTCCCGCATCTGGACCGCACCACCGGCCTTATATGCCTGATACTGCGCCTCTAGGTCTGACACCATCGAGGGGATGCCCTCGGGTGATCCGACAGATCCTCCTTGCGCAAATATTTCGCCCCTGCGTTTACGGGAGGCAAGGTTTGGGTACCACAATCCACGACTTTGATCTTCCGCTAATTCTCTGTTTAGCGCATTTGATATGTCTATTGTTCGTTCAAACTCTTCTCTTTTAGATGACGGATTGGTGATCTCTGGATTCTTTGCGCTCTCTGTGTCTGTAAAACCAAACATCCGTTCAATTTCAAAACTGCTGTAATTCGGAAAAAACTTTTGAAGCTCAGAGCCGCCTATCTGACCGGCCCTTAATTGACTAATTTTTTCCCGCAATTCTTGGTTTAGATAGAACAGTGCCTCATCCGTAATACCCTCACGATCTTTTTCTCCGGCAGCTATGACGCCTTCTAGGCTCAGATCTTGATCCTCAACTGGGCCGCCCTCGGCCATACCCTGCTTTTGCAGGTAGGTGAGATATTCCTCGTTGATGTCTTGAGTCGGCAGGCCCTTACCCTTTTCACCCAAGGTCCACTCGTAATAACCGATCCTTGCCTTGCCTTGATCTTTCAGCCTCTGCGCATAATCCCGCATGATCTTCTCGGCCTCACCGGGCTTAAACACCATGCCAGTATCTTCGCCGGTCAGAAGATAAGGGAAACCCGGGTGCAGGTCTGGACGGTGAACGACATTTCCCTCAAGGTTAAATAGCCGCGGTCCAACCGCAAACGTTGGGACATCTCCACCGTGCTCTGGGTGTAACAAAAGCGGCTCAGTCTCCTGTTTCAGAATATCAGTCGGACGGAAGATCACGCCCTTGCCGCTCTTCTCACCGCCTAATGCAACGCCGCCCTTGGATGGTGGGATGCCCTTGCCCAACATAATGTCTGCAAGAGCTGCCCGTTTCTCAAAGGTGTCGGCCTTCTGCCAAATCTTCGGGTCGCGGATCTCGGCACCCTCCCCGAAGGTCAGGGCCAGATTGTGATTGATCTTCTTCTCAAGCTCTTTAGTGAGCTTGCCCTCTTTCATGGCGTCAGTGAAACCTTTACGCAGTTTATTGAACACCAGAGGGTTTGACTTCAACTGGTCTTCGGCGCCAAGGATGGTTGACCAAAATGTAAAAGGATCGGACTGGCCAATCATTTTGCTGGCTGTGCCCTTTTCACCGACACCCCAGACCAAACCCTCATAAAACGGATCGACCTGCTGTAGACCGGAGAACATGGCGCCGCCGATATTCCCGCCGCCGACTCTAGTGCGGTCGGACTGGGTGACTTTTAATTTGCCCTTACCCTCGACGTTTAGGTTACCTAACGCCTCGGAGATCTTCATCGGCTCTGTCGCCTTAGCTACATCTGCAGCCCGCCGTCCAGCCGCCGCCCGATCCGCCGCCTTAGCCGCCTCAACCAAAGCCTCTTGGTCAGTGGCCTTGGCTACCTTGCCTGCGCCTTTAGCTCCAATCGTTAGGGCTGCTTTAATTGGCATCAGGGCTCCCCGATCACATACTTAGACTTATTGCCGTTACGGATTGCCAAGATGGTGTAGCCCTTTGCCCTGAGTCTATGGATTTGCGCCGGCAGACGACCGATCCCCTTCTTCTTTGCGTAGGCTTCATCGATCCAGCCGTTTGAGAGAAGTCGGTCAAGGGTTAGCATCAGTTGGCTACGCTGCATAAGGGTTCACGCGCTTAGGTCTGAATTCGGCGTAATCATCATCGTCCCTTGCCGGTGGGTCTATGTCAAGGAACCCCGCATCTCTAAGGTATCTCAGCGCCTGAGTACAGGTATCGACAAAGTCGTCATGGGTGGATTCTGGGAATGAGCAGATCTGACTGACGAACCCCTCAGCCCAATCCCTGACGTAGCCTTTCTTAACCATAGACTCGGGGATGTAGACCCGCTTATGGGCGATGATGTTGGCCACAATCGATAGCCGTTGGATCTTATCCGCCCGGCCGGGGTTATATGCCCTCACCGGCAGACGCGCCCGCTGCAGGTCTTGGATGAGACTTATGCCCGAGGCTTTGTCTTCAATAAGGATCAGGTCAACCTTCTTGCCGTCTTTGCCCTCCCCGTAGGTCACCTTGTATTCCTCGATGACCTTCGGCCGCAGGTCGGGGTACTGGAGCCTGTCCTGCCATGCGTCTATCAGCATGACCGCGGTCGGTCCGTCCATGGGCTGGAAGATCCCCCAAGTCGTGCAGGCAGTGGGATCGTTGATGGTCTTCTCGGTATAGGCGCAGTCATAGGACTGAAGGATGAAGTCGAACTTCGGGAAGGGCTTCTCAGCCGGCCAGAGCTTGAACATCTCCCGCTTAACGATTCCCGACTCTTCGGGGTCGATGATCTCGGCGTAGATCTCCTGCCGCCCCAGCTTGGTTCCCTCGTACTGAAGGATCTGCTTCTGGAAGTTGGGCGACAGATTGGCTAGGTTGTCGTAGGTGGACGCAGTAGTAAGCGTTACATCGTCCCCATCCCGGCCGACCAGATCGATGATCAAGTCCTTCGGCCGCGGGGTTGTGGTGGCGATAATCCGGGTTCTAGAGCCAAGCCGGACGGAAAACATGATCTGATCCCACGCCTCATCGAGGTAGTCCCAAGCGGCCAGCTCATCTAGCCATGCCCCGTGGAACTGCGGCCCCCGGAAGCGCTCAGGTTCAGACGCAGGGATTCCCTTGATCAGGCTGCCATTAGTCAATTTAATCTCGTGGAAGGCGCGGTTGTAATCTGCCACAAGTGAACTGGGTATAACTGATAGGAGCCCTGAATCTCCCTCAAAACAGGTAGCCCGAACATCTGAGCTGGTGGGCGCTCCAACCAGCCAGCGAGTGCCTGCTTCCTGCCATGCCCACCACCCCACTTGCTCCGCAGCCGTCCGGGTTTTGCCGGCACCGCGGCCGGCGAGCATAAGCCATATCGTCCACCAATCCCCAGCCGGCACAATCTGGTGCTTATGGGCCTTAGTGAGCCAGTTAGCCCGCCAAGCCCATGCGGCCTGATCTTCGGCTGGCAAAATGGAGAACTTGGCCTGAATCTCTGGGTTGGCCAGCAACTCAGCAAGATCAGTCATCCCTCATTCCTGAGCCTGCTTCTTTAGCTCTAGGTTCTGCAGGATGGTCGAAAAGAGGGTCTTGGTCTCCACCTGAGCGTTGATGTGCAGGGGGTTGTCTTTATCCCCGGTCAGCTCCACCCGGTCACCGTACTTCCGGGGCTTGAGCTTGGCGGCCACCCATTTGCGGGCATCGATCCGGTTCTTCTGCCACTGGATATAGGCGCCGTGCAGCTCGATGCGGATCAGCTCCCCGTCCTTGGTGTAGATCGGGTTCATCTCAGGCGTTTCGTCAGCAATAGCCTGAATCTCGTCAGCCAAAGTATCGGCCTGTTCTTCCCGTGCGCGTGTGTACATCTCCTTGAATTCAGGATGACGCGCCAACCACACATACACAGCCGACTGAACCGGCATATCTTCCCTCATACAGATCTGTCTTAATGCTTCTCCGTTAGATATACGAGTACAGATCTCTGCGGCGAGTTTTAGGTTGTAGTCTGTCGGGCGACCGGTCTTTTGTTTTGGCGGGTCTTGAACCGGCGGTTGGCCGATGGTTGAACCATCCGTTGAGCTAGTGGTTGAGCCGTTGGCTTGCTCCTTCGGGGCTTTCGGCTTCTTAGTTGTTTCAGGCATCACCCTTATTCCAATCAAATTGATATCGGGCAATGATACGGCCTCTCTTTACTTCTCGCTACTCTGGCGGGAGCCAGTTGTGTACAACAACCGAACCCACGTTGCCGAAAATTCGTTTGTTCTGGCTCCCAAGGCGGCTGGGTGCTACCCCGGTGGGGACCGGACGACTGTTGGCAGCACCCATGCGTCTTAGGCCATTGCTTCCTTGCTTTCTTGCCGCAATACCCACGCCCGGACCTGATCGAGTTCGGCCTGCATCTGGACCGTGACCCTCAGGATGCCTATCGTGTCTACCCCGTTAGCCGCCATCTTTTGGAGCTGGGTAGTCAGGATCGTCAGGCGGGCTACGTTTGATCCCAAGTTGTTACCGTCATCTATCTTCAATTTGTCCTCTCAACGGGCGGTTAGCCAACCGTTAACGGCCGGTTAACCGTCGGTTAAATTGTCTTATTCTTAGCCTCTTCGATGGTGATGGTGTAAGCCTTACCCTGCACATCAATCACCGTAATTCGCTTGGTTGTGGATAGCATACTCCCGTCCTTGCCCAAGTCAAACCGAACCTTCCCGACAGAGTCGATCAGTCGGTTGTAGTCGTTGGCTTTCAAGTGCTTAGAGATCAAGTGGGCAAGATAATCGCAATAGGCCGGATGCACGGTCAGCTCATCCATGGTTTCTGTCTCGGTTCTCAAATAGTTCGAAGGCGGTAATAAAAAGCTCTGGCCAAGTTGACTGGATCTTCTCCCGGTTCAGGGAGTCAGCCCGAAACCAAGTGAGCGCCAAGGACTCAGCAAAGCCCCCGAGGTGGCCGTTAGCCATTGTGTTGGCGGCTTGGTGAAAGTCCACCGGCCGGCGCATTTTAATGACTGTCATCTGTTTTTCTCCCATCCATAAAAGACCCCCTCGGGGGCGGTTTCGTTAAGCCTCTCAGCCTCTTCCTGCGCCTCGAACTTCTCCTCGAACCACGCTACCGTGGGAACCGGTAACCCGGGGGTTGCGTTCTTGTTGAATTTAACTACTACCCATCCTAGTGCCATATTAGTCTCCCTGCCGGACTAAAGCCTTTTGCAGCAGATCCACCAGAGCAGAGGCCTCCTCGGTTGATAGGTAGATGACAGCTTTTTTTAAGACGCTGCCGTCCTCTAAATCATAGAGCGAATAGCTCATGTTGATCTCGTTTGGAGAATCCCAAACGTACAGCACGGTCTGCATTTGCTCCACCTCGTTTGTGATGACCGCATCGTGCTCCGGATCAATCCGTTTTGGTTCTGCGTTTTGGTCTTCCATTATTGTCTCCTGAAAGGGGCCGAAGCCCCGTTAATTACATAACCCGTAAAACACCGCTATGGCCTCTTGCCTTCAGCTCTTTTAAAACCTGCTGGATAACACCATTACGGGAATTGTCATAAAACTCTACCGGGGTGCCCTGAAGCTCTTTTATGTTGGTGTTGATACAAATTGCGGGTGTTTCAGCAACAAAGCATCCGCGATCTTCGTAAACATAAACCTCATAAACTTTTTTCATTTTTATCTCCTTAATATGGTTTAAGCGCTGTTGATCAATAACCGAAATATTTGCGATTACCCATTTCAGCAATCAATTCTGGTGTCCAATCTTTGAACGCTTGGATTGCGTATTTTTTTGTATCGAACCGCATGATTTCTAAATCGTTTGCGTTCCAGAGAACCCACGACTCGACTCTCGCGCAGCCACAATATTCGGGATGAGAGTCTTCGAGGAAAAACGACAGACCATTTACGTCGATGTTGTATCGACCTGCTGAGACTTTGGTTACCTTGACTAAATTCATTTTTGTTTCTCGCTTTCTATTCGCTTTTGGGTTACCTGCTTGATGCAGTAATGTAATTCTAAGTTACACACTTCCCAGAAGTCAAACAATATTTTTATAGGGGGTAACCCTACCCCCCACCCCTAGTAGCCCACCCTCAGACCGGCCGCCAGAGCCGAGGCCCAAAGCAGGTCCTTATCCCGCTTGTAATGGGTCGCCAGCAGGTCTAGGTACTCAGCCATAAACTCTCGGCCGTGGGCAGCTCTGCGGCCATCCCAAGCGATCAGATGAGCCACTTCATGAAGCACCACCCACTTGGTCCGGGCCCACTTGGGCAGCTTGATGACGTTTTCCTGAGGGACGGCGCAGGCAGCCCGGCGGCCGCAACCATCTCCAGCCCAAACTCCGGGTCGGATTGATCGGGCCAAGGCTTGGCACTGCTCAAGGCTCATGACCTCCTTATCCCAGCCAAACTCGGAACGCTCCCAAGCGTAGACCTTGCTGCGCTGGGTATCACGCTCCCGGCGCCGCACCGGCTGGTAGACCGGGCGGGGGGAGACCAGCTCACCGTAGATTTCTGTTCTCACGGCTGTCTCCTTATCGTGCGGTGGTTTTGACAGAAAACACTGCGGTCGTCTTGGTGTGCTCGGCAACGACCTCAGCGGGGATCTTGTACTTGGCCATGATTGCCTTGTAATCAACCGTGGACCGGTTGGACTCGATAACGGTAGCCTTGAAGAGATTGCCCTCAAAGACCTTGGAGCCGCCGGGAGCGGTGGCTGCATCCTTGAGCTCGTCCTTGATTGCGTCAGCCTTGGCGGTCAGATCTGCGATGGTGGCCAGCAGAGTGCCGAGTTCGTCGATCTGGGTCAGTTGGATGTCTACGGTTTTCATTTCGCTTTCCTTTCGCTGTCCGGTCACTGCGACCGTAAGGAGAGTGTAATTTCAAGTTAGATTCTCTTGCAAGCTCTTTTTCAATTTTTTTTGAATACCCCCTAAGTTTTAGTCGGGTATTATCTTGATGTGTCCCTGCTCGAACAGCCAACCGATGGTCTTGCGGTGGGCTTCCTCCCACAGCTCATGACGCTCCTCCCTGTTTAGGGAGGCTCCCTGATCAAGCTCCATGTGGCATCGATGACAGAGAGCGGCTATCCGGTAGTCGTGGGCCTTGATTGAGCGTCCTTTTCCGTCCCGTAGCTGGTTTGAGTGGGCCGCCACCACCGTTCCATCCTCCCGGCCGCAGGATTGGCAGGGAGAGGATCTGACGACCTCCAAAAGGGTTTTATTCCGGTAATGGGTCACTTGTTTTTGTTAAACCACTTTTTATTTTGCTCACCGACCCAAAGCCCAGCACACCGCAGCTCCAGCTCCTCCGATGGGGGGTCAGCCTTTAAGGCGTAGTTCATTCCCAATTTAAAACCCTCCGCATGGGCCTTATCGATTTGATGGTCAGCCAGCAACCATGCCACCGCAATCATGGAACCATAAAGAACGATTTTCATAGTCTTGTGCCTCCGCGGTTTCTGCACGGCCACACTTGTTTGAATGCCTCGGTCACCAGCTTTTCTGCTGATTCGTTTCTGCGGTGGGGGTTATTTGCTAGCCAATTTCTAGCCATATCCCTGATCTGTCCGGCGGTAATGGTTGTCTCCGATCCGGGTGGGCAGAAAAACAAATGGACAGCAACATCGTAGACGCCCATGACATATCCCAAGGCCTGTATTCGCTCACCCGCCTCACTACTTGTTAGCCTGTCGTACAGATTATTTCCTGTCCAAAATTCTGCTCGGGCCACAGCGGGAATCATTAGCAATACAAAAATAAATTTTTTCATTACATTCTCCGCTGACAATTAAATGCTTGTGTGCCCACCCGAAATGATCCTGAATATCGACAGTCTTCGGTAATGTCCGTCTGTCTGTATAAGACGCCTATCAGCATCCCAAGCACCAGCGCAATCACAATACCAAGCGACTCGGCCCATGCTGACTTACACCAAGCCTTAAATTTCTTCCACTCAATTAATGGATGTCCGTTCATAATCTCCTCACAATAAAGTTATTTGATGCCACTTAACTTCTTGCTTTTTCGGTTTCGGTGTACGAATCCGTCTTATCTTTTCGACCATCACATGGAATCTTTTTGGGTGCGGCCACTCGTTATCGCCCTCGACCACCACTAGAAACCGCTCCCCCTTATCGAATACCGCCTCGACCACTCCTTTTTCATTGGTCTCGCAGATCAATACCCAGTCCCCTTCCACGATCTCCGGTGTCATTTAAATCGTTACCCTGCCCTCGGCTCTAAGGTTGGCCTGCTCGGTTCGCCAAATCTCGACCCGTGTCTGTGCAGCGACTAACTCCCAGCGCAACCGCTCTTCCATCTCAACTGCCGCCTGCAAACCTTTAATTAGCTTCCGGTAGTCCTCATGGGCATACGCCTCTCGCTCTTGTGCCCCGATAGATTCCTCAAGGCTTCGTTTCATCAGCAATGCTTTTTGAGATTTCCGAAACTCTTCCAAATACACTCGCTCCGCTTTTGCCTTTGCGTATAGCTTTGCGTTATCAAAAATGTAATCAACTGCATCGTGCGGGTCTCTTTCAGTCATTTTTTAACTCCTCTTCTCTTCGCTCTAACATCGCTTTCGCTATCTCAAACGCATCTTTTGCTAATGAGGATGGTGGTTCCATTACATCTGCCCGACCCACCAATCCAGCCAAGGCAAACCCTGCGTACAGATCCAGCAATCCCGGCTCCTCTACTTTCTTTTGTCTAGCCATAACACCCCTCCGATAATTGCCACCATTGAAACTACGAATATCCAAACATCAGTTGCGTGTGATGCCTTGACCATCGACATCCAGATCTCTGCGTTCATGTTCCGTACTCCTTCACAGTGACTATTACTTTCACAACTTCCCCTTTCAGGGCCCAAAACTGATTCTCTTTTAACCACGCCTGCGCCTGCCGCCGGGTTCTGAATAACATCGTCCTGTCGGCTTCCCAATACTCTCTTGGCGGGTAATTCACAAAGTACTCTCGCTTCGTTTTAATTGCCCACGCTTCTCTTCTGGCCATCTAATTCCTCTACTTTTATTTTCAACATCCCGCCGATGCTCTCGGCCCAATAAATTCTTAGATCCACAATCAATGAGTCATCAATGTAAATACCGGCATGACCCAGCGAATCAAGAACTGCCTTTAATAAATTGTCCAAATCCCTGCGGCGGTTATCCGGCCGATAGGCTTCAATCACCACCTTTACCGGCCCGACCGTGGACTTGCCGCGGCTTTGCAAAAATACTTGCTCGCCAACAGCTTTCCGATACTTCCTGCCGGCCTCACTGATCACCACCATTCCCCGGTAAGACCTCCAGTAATGATTTACTGATGGTGGCCATGGCAGCGTTAGTTCAACCACTGGCGCTCCTCTTTTGCAAAGTCCCTTGCCTGAGCCTCGATCATTTCTTTAAGACTTTTCAGCATCCTCTTGAAACGCTCCTCATCACCATCGGCAACCATGGC